AAAAAATATTATGGAAATGCTATTAGTGATTATGGAATGGAACACGGTTATGTTGATTATGCTACACTTGCAAAGGCTTTCGATGCCGTGCTAAATAATGACATCATGTCATTGACATATGACATAGGTTCATGGGAGCAAGTAAGTGGAGCTATTGACAATACAGACGAAGAACTGGAACACGAACAAGACAACGATCCAGAGGTATTTCAGTGGTTCATTGTGGATGATTGGGGCGCTAGGATGCTACAAGAAATAAACGAAATTGTTTATTATAACGAAACTCTAAATATGTATTTATGGGGTGTAATTCACTACGGCACTAGTTGGGATTATGTTTTGACAAATGTCAAAATTGATTGGTAGGTGCTGACATGGTAACGAGAAAGCAGCTAAAAAGAAAGTAGGTAAAATATATGGAGCTTGAAGAACTGAAACAATTTAAAGAGTTTATAAGTGCTTACGATATTATAGATAAGGCTTATAAGCTATGTGTAAATAACGATTATTGTTATTTACGTCATGATGGTATCGGAACTCATAATATTAATGAATGCAAAGATATGATTGGAAAGGATGGAAGTATTGAGACTATAAAAGGCTATGTGACTATAGAATGCCACCATATATATGGTTATGTGGATATAATCCATATACCTATAACTATTTATTTGTGTGAGTGGGACGACGAAGAAAAGCAATATAATTATGAAAGCTATACAATTAATAGCGATATAAAAGAGTGGTATTAATTAAATGATAGACCAGCTTACAACTATACTTGTATTTATATTACTTCTTGCATTTATATTTAAGTATTATATATGGATTATCTTATTATTTATTGCATTGTTTACTATTATATATTTGTTATGCTAGTTTGAACTAAAATGTTTGAACTAGCTTTTTTATTGTCTTTTTTCTTCTTGCTTTTTCTTCTTTAAGTTGCTGAAAGTCTTTATAACTCTTTGCATGATTTTAAATTGTTTATGAAATAAAGACATAAATATATATGCGTTTGTGTCATGGCTTGAAAATCGCAACAGGAATTGACGACCATACACACCCCATGGCTTCCCTCTCGACCAAACCACATTTTTTACACCTAGCACTATACACAAGAGAGTGCTAACGCAAACCACCCCCTTTTTCAGATAAAATTTTTAGGAAAACGAAATTTTACGTTTTGAAAAAAATGAGTTCAAGTATTTTTGCGAGGGGTAAACGAGGAGTAATAGAGTAGTAGATGAGGGGTAAAAACGTCCACATAGAAATCATTTATAATGTAGGGAGGTAGAGAAAGAGAGGATGAGAGTATGCCAAGGGCAAAGAGTGTTTCAGAATTAAAGCGTGAGGATGAAGCTAAAAGGTTCTTTGACGAGTATTCAAAGAGTGGGAATATTACGAAGTCCATGCAAAAGATTCGTCCTGATTTAAGCGATAAGAGTGCTTATAACAAGGGATATAAGATATTAAACAGTCCTTTATTTAGGAATGTCATACATGAGAGGGTCAAAAAGAGAGACCAAAGGAGTGTTATGACAGTAGAGCAACGCAGACAGTGGCTTAGTGATAACATTCAAGACGAAGAAAAGGACATGAAAGACAGATTAGGGTGCTTAAAAGAGCTAAATAGAATGGATGGCATTGGAAAGAGCAATATTTTAAATGTTGGAAGTGTTAATAATATTACTGTTGAGCAGAAAAGAGCGATTGCAGAGGAAAGAATCAACGATATATTAGGAATCAACATGGGAAGTGAATTTTTAGATGCCGAGGTAATAGAACACGAGGAGGACGATAACAGTGAAGAAACAGACTCTTAGTGTTACGGAACAACATTTTAAGGATGTAGAGGACTTAAAAGAGGCTAAAGCTATTAATAAGAGCCAAGAAGAAGTTGTTAGGTTGTTGAAGGGAGCTACCCCGAAGTATAAATTGAAGAATTGGACGAGAGGATATATCCCCGAGCATTACAAACGACTAAATATTTCTAGACATGAAGCTTTCAGACTTGCGGTTATCGGTGCAAGAGAGGCTTTGACGTATTTTCAAGTCAATCTTCATTTTACGCAAGCTATGTTGTTCGGTGCGGTTGTAGAGGGCTACGATACAATCTATGCAATTACTACTTCTCAGTATGGCAAAAGCTGGACTTTAGGTATGATTGCTATTTATCGTGCGTATAAAGGACACCAAGTACGAATTGCGGCCGCAACAGGAGAAACTGCGACTATCATCATGTCCAAAGTTATCGGACATTTACAAAATGCAGACGAGTCTATTCAGAGTTCTGTATTAGATTCAGGAAACAAGATTGAAAAATTACAGACTTCTACTTCAAAAACTAAAATTTCCTTCAAGGGTGGAGGATGTGTAGAAATCGTTACGTTAGGTGGAAACAGTGTAGACCCGAAGAAGAACAACAACGCTATCGGTAAGGGTGGAGATTATATTATTGATGAAGCGGCCCAAGTTAGTGAAGATGCGTATGCCGAGATAGGACGAAGGGAATTTTCAAGTGTTGACGGGTCAAAAGAGCTTGAAATTGCTATTTCCAACCCACACAAACGTGGAGAGTTCTACGATTGCATGACAAACGAGAAATACCCCGAAGGAACATTAGTTGTTTGGATGGATGTACGTACTGCATACGAAGAAGATCGTATGAAAAGTGCATCTCAGATTCTAAATTCTCATTTTTACAAGAATAGAAGTACATGCCAACGTTATTTAGTGTGCGAACTAGAGGAATTTTCAGACGAAAGTATGTTCAAAACCATGACTCTAGACGACGATAAAGCCGATAATTCTTATAAAAAGCGTTTTTTCCTAGGTATTGACTCGGCTTATACAGGTAAGGATGGTATAGATGTTGCTTTATGCTCTCAAAATAGATACGGAAACTGTAAAATCGAGACGATTTACAATCTAAAAGAGGGTGTTTGGGTTCAAGGAGTCACATCTGAGAAGATTATTACCAAGATTGTTAAGATTATCGAGACATTAAACATCAAATATGTTTGTGTTGACGTTGGTTTCGGTACTTGGTTGACCGAAGGATTGTCAAAATACTCTGAGAAGCTAGGATTTATCCTTGAGGGTGTCAATTTCCAAGGAGGGCCAACAAAAACACGTATCAAGGCAAGACATTACAGTGCGGTTTATGCTTTCAATCTAAGAGCGGAAATGTATTTAGACTTTCAGCAGCTAATGGACAGTAAGAAATTGACTTTCACAACGGAAGTCGCAAAAAGATTGAAGCCTGAATTGCTTGCTACAAGGACTGTATCGAAGAACAATAAGAAGATAGCCATTATTCCTAAGGAAGAGATAAAACAACGCTTAGGACACTCTCCTGATGCCCTAGATTCCTCAGTACTTTCTGTCCGCAGTTGTTTAATGTATAATCTAAGCAGTGAAATACTTGCGTATGCAGAGAACGATTAGGAGGTGCTAATTTGAGTCGAAGAACAAAGAAAAGACAAAAGGATAGAGTTAAACTAGCATCCAATACCTATGTGTCACCTAACATTTCGCACAATATTCACAGTTCTAATGCAGAAACCGAAGCCGAAAAGGTAATGGAAGCTATGTTAAACTGCAATTCAGAGTGCATCAACGGATTTATAAAGACAAACTTTAAGAATCAGTTTGATGAGATTGATTGGATGATAGACAATCTACCAACGCTACCATATGTTATCGGTAAGGTTATTGACTTTATATTCTCAAATGGAATCACAACGGGTGATGAGAATTTAGACAAGAATGTTCTTATGCCATTCCTTTATAGACACAATGTACAAGGTGTTACGAACTATTCTGTACTTCAAAATGCTATTATGCAGTCGTTATTGTACGGAAAATGCGGTATTCGTTGGCTAGACGAAGATAAAGGAATTGTTACAGAGAATTATCGTAATTATGTTTCTATCATGCGTGAAGATGATGAATATAAAGGCTTTAGAGTTCCTATCTGTTATGCTATGTCGGCAGACGATAAAGAACCTATCTCATTAGGAACAAAGGAAATCGACTTTGACGAAGCGTTATTCCTTAAAACAGGCAAATTAATGTCAAAAGACGGAACAATCATTGTAGAAATCCCTGATAATTTCTGCAATCTTAGAAACGGAACAGACCATGAGAACGGATTATCTTGTTTATTGCGTGATAAACAACGTCTAAAGCTATTAGGTGCGGTTTACGAGCGTTTAAACTACGATATTCAGTATGATGGCCCAGGACGTTTGATTTTTTGGCTAAAAGACGGATTTGCCAAGGGAGATACGATTGATTTATCGGCTTCCCAAGTTCTAGACGAATCATCAAGTTCTAAAGCAGACAGAGCCGACAAAGCAAGAATTGAAGCTAAACGTCTAGGTCAGGAAATCAGAAATTCAAAATCAGACAATGTAATCCTTGCAAGCTCCATTTTTGAAAAGATGGATCACTTGCCTCGTGTTACAAAAGGTACAGAGTTCTTAGAATACCTTCAAATGAAGGAAGGCTCTATTATTTGTCAGTGTTTCGGACTTACTCCTGAATTAATCGGTTTAGGGGATGTATCAGGAAACGTATCTATGGAAAGAATCATAGATAATGCCATGACAAATACAATCGTACCAATGCGAGAAAGGTTCGCCACTCAGATTTCTCCTATGTTAAGTGAGAAATTAGGTGTGCCAAAGGTTTATTTTGATAAATACGAATTGAAAGAACAACAAGACAAGTCTGCAAAGACATATAAATTGGCCTTGTCAGTTACTCAAATCGTAGGTGCGATTGTCAACGGAGCAGAAGCGTTAGACAAGAGCACAAAGAATTACATGATGGAATCAGTTACTAGAATGATGGATTCTATCGAGAAAACGCTATAGCGAGAGGAGAAAATAAAATGGAAATGGATATTTTAAAAAGTATCTTATCTGAAAATGAGGTAACGCCCCTAGGAAGTTTAAATGGGACTCCGTTATATTCATTTGAAGATGCACAGAGAATCAACAAAATTGGATTGGTAAAAGAGAAAATCCAAGGTAAAGAGGTTGAATTTGGTGAAAGACCTATGCGACCTGATGGATTAGGGTATTTGGAAACAAAAGCCAATGCAATTGCAGTTCCAACTTCTTTCTTTGAGAACAGATACAGAAAAGTTGAAGTAAAAGAGACGATTGTTGATGAAAAAACGAAGAAAGAAAAAGAAGTTGTTAAAGATGTATATTACGAAGTCGTAACAGACTACAGAGCTTGTAAAGAACAAGCAAGTGGACGTGTATATACAACTATAATTCATGTATATCAGATTGGAGCTAAGAAAGATTCAAAAGGAAATGCTGATTTATTCTTAATTGGTCAAAGAAATATTTCAGATACAGAATTTATCAACGAGTTCAAAGGCAAATTGAACAAAGAATCAATGGTCAAGATTCTTAAATTGATTGGTAATAACCCAACAAAACAAGTAGAAGATACATTAGAGTTTTAATTAGAAGTAAAAAGTAGAAAAACAAGGCAATATTTGGAAATAAACAAAAGGTATAAACAGTTTTCACTGTCTATATAGATTTTTGCATATTTCGAGGTATTGCCTTTTTATATGCAAATTAACGAAAGGAGATACATAAATGTCAATTAAACGTAGTTTCACTGTAAAAATCACTTTTAAAGAAGGGTACGGAGGCCCAATCACTTTAGAAGGAAAAGATGCGACTGCTTTTAACACTGCTTGGCATAACAAATTGAATGACCAAGACGGAGCTATTGGATTTGAATGGCCAGTTATTACGACACAAGGTGAAGCACCTAACCAAAAAACAGTAACAACTTATACTTCATTCTTATTCTGCAATGTAGCAAAAGTAGAACGCTCAGAACAAACAGAAACAAAGTATACAGACGATCAATGCCATGATGCTTAGAAGGAGAGACCATGCAAAACAACGTACAAACTATTAACGGTGTTACTTGGTTCGATTCCCTAGAAGAAAGAAATGCTTTCTTAAAGCAAAATGGTAGACATGAGTTCGCATTGGAAGAAGCAGCAAAGAACGCAAAACAGTATTTGAAACTTCTTGATGTAATAGAAGAAAAAACGCAAATTGACGTTTATTCAAGATTAGATAGCGGTACTTTGCTATACGGATATGTAGTTCTAGAGCCTAAGAAGAAATACAAGATTCCCGAAGATAAAGTTTTGTTAGAAGCACTTAGAAACAAAACTATTCAAAAAAGATATGATTCCACAATGGAAGAAATATTAAAAGGAGCAAAGATTCCATACGAAGTCAAGAAGTGTAATTCATGTGGTGGAAGGATTCAGAAATTGTTCTATAAACCCGTAATTGTAGTAGAAACGGAGACTAAGAAATAATGCCACAAAAGAAAAGAGTTCCAACATATGTAGAAAGCATTAAAGATAGCCTTGATCGCAGAAAAAAAGGAAAAGCATTTTATGACAATGCAATCACTTTATCTAGCGTAGATAAAGAAAACCATTATGTCAGTGTGAACCTATCCTCAGGGTACGTAGAAAACAAACCTACACGTCTTATTGACGAGGGGGCAATAACATATGAGGGTGGAGATGATATTCGTCTATACATCAAAAAAGGGGCAGTACAAGCGTTCTACGATAGCTTGAGTTCTGATTATGTAGGATATATCAACTTAGCTCACATTGACATTACATCACTCCCTTTAAATTTAGGTACATGGACTAAAGATGATTTAACAGTTGTCGATATTGGGGATGGAAGAAAAGGTCTTGATGTAAACGTCAAACTAAACAGGGAATTGCACATTGTGCAAGATTTATTGAAACAAGAAATACCATTGAGTATTAGTGCAGAACTGAGAGGAACACTCGATTTTGAATCGTCATTTAAATTTAATGCACCATTCTACAACGAAATCGAGATTTCTGGTTTCTCAGTTGTTGCAAATCCAGCCAATGTAAACAGTACAGGCGAAAATTTAAACAGTAAAGGAGACTCAGAAATGAACCTATGGGAAAAGATTTTAAAGTTGAGTTCTGAAAATAAAGAAGAAAAGAAGAATGAAGCTTTAGAAAACAAAGAGGAAGAAAAAGAAGAAAAAGAACCTGAAAGTAAAGAAGAAGGAACAGAAAACAAAGAAGAAGCTAAAAAAGGCGAAGAAACATTAGAAACTGTTGAAATGTCTAAGGATGATATGGAAAAAATCAACAAATTTATGGATGCTTTTGAAGCTTTAAGTGCAAAAGTTGAAGCATTAGAACAAGAAAATGCTGAATTAAAAGAAAAATTAAAAAATTCTAAGAAAGAAAAAACAGAATTTGAAAAGAAAGCAGAAAGCACATTAGACAGATTGTCTAGTTTGATCTCAGGACAAGCTAACGATAAAGAAAAGAAAGAAGAAAAATTAGCTTCAACTTCTAAAGTTAGCGGAGATATGTGGGGATAGGAGGTAAACCATGTTAGATTTATTATTTACAAATCCTGATAACACATTATTAGAGAAAATGGCAGTTACACCAGGAATGGTAGAACGTCTAAGTTCTAATATCGAGGATTTAACATCATTCTCAAGAGCTTATATTGATTATGAAAAAGCAAGACAGAATTTAGCAGCAAACGCTTCTAAATCAAATGTAGGAACAATTGGTATCAGTACTGATTATTCAGATAACTCACCAGCCAATCCATTCCAAAACGTGTTCCCATTAGTTTCTTGGTTAATGAACACACCAGCTTCACGTAAGATGCAAGGTGCTATGAACCGAGGAGCATGGAGCGTAACAAAAAAAGAAAATGGCAAATTCTATATTCAGTTGCCATTCACATACGGAACAACAGAGCCTAAATCAACACAAGGTGAATGTTGCTGGGTTCCATTAGATTTAGCTAAATGCGGTAGCAATGCTCCGTTGGCATTATTGTGTTTAAAGAGCTGCGAACCTATTATGGATAGCTTGGTAAATGAAACACGTAAAATCAAAGCTAATGACATGGTTTGCTACTTCCAACGTGAAGGAGAAACTATTAAAGAAGCTCAGAAACGTATGGATTTAATTTCAATGGCATACTTCACTGCTATTAACGTAATCTTAGGAACAATGACTACAGGTACTGCTACATTGAAACCATTCCATGGATTATTGGAAGTAATGGAAGATAAAGCAGTTATCAAAATCGTAGGTACAAACGTATTATCTGCATTTGATTCAGTTGCATTACGTTTAGCAGCATTAGGAGATGGCGATTATAAATTCGCTTGTCACCCATTAGTACTTGAAGGTATTAAATCTGTTATTGTTCCAGGTAAGTTCAACGGAGAATATCCTGATGGATGGACTCGTAACAAAGAAACTGGAGAAGTCGCATTTAAAGGACATGGATTTATCGCAGATAAATTAGTTCCATGCGACATCACAAAAGGTACAGGTGATGTATGGGTATTAGAAGGAAATACAGTAGGTTTGGTAATGGGAACTACTTTCCAACCATCTGAAAAATTCCAACGTCATACATTCGGTGCTACAGATGCACCATCAGAAGGATGCGGTACTCAATGTGATTACTACTACAACTTTGGATGTGCATTTGGAACTGATGCAAACCGATTAATGGTAATCCAAGGTATCCCAATGTCAGCAGCTACATTAGGAGATACATTAAACGGATTAGACCTTGTATTAAAACCAACAACTATCGTACCAATCAACATTGGTGAATAATGTACGAAAAAATTGTCGAACAATTGAAAAATTATTGTTCGTGCATAAAGGAAAGCGATTTAGAAGCAGATAAGCTTGAAAAGAATGTTGGAGAACTAATTGATTTAATTAGTACCATCACTTGTTGGAAAAACCATCCATGTGAGACTTTCCTCTCATCTCAAAGAGAGGAAGTCTTTGATGTTGGTGAATTTAAGAAATGTGGATGCGATTCAGGGATTGTACGTATACCGCTATTCTATCCAATGATTGACCCAACAACGATTGAAGTATCTGTTATCACTAGAGAAAGAATTACATTTACTACTCACAAACTAGAAGTTGATAAAGATTTTTCTTATAACCCATACGACAGTATTGTGTACGTTGATTTATCTAATATCGACTACAAAGATGTGTGCAATTGTGGATGTGATGAATTATCTAAAATCGTTGTCAGTTATGTAGCTGGATATGAAACGATACCTGAATGTCTATTGCCTATATTCTGCGACTTCCTACAATTCGTTATCGCAATGAACAGATGCGAATGTGGTTGTAGCACGTGTGAAGAAACAGATGGTAGTGATGTTCTTATTTCAGAAGAAAATTCTGATGCTCAGATTTCTATTAGTATGTATGTTCGTGAACATATTACAAAAGCATATTCTGAACAGTTAGGTATCTTATCGGTATGTAATTCAAAAGACATATGGGTTGGTGATGTTGTGTGAGAATCAAATATATTGGAATGAAAAGTTCCACAAAGAAAAATGGATGCCCCGTATGCGGTGCGAAAGCCAAATCAAACACATCTTATGAGTATTCAAAACGTATGTGTTTGCCTAGTGGCCTAGTAAAAATCTTTCTTATGAACAAAGTTGAGGAAGTATCGTATGAAGATGGTGTATTCCTAAAAGGCTTTAAATACGTCTACGGAGGCAAACTTTATTACCCCTTTATCGAGGTGTAGGAAATGCTAAAAGGTCTCTTAGAAGATGTTATAGAAGCGTGTGAAGAAGATTTTGAAGGATTGGCTAGTGAATTAGAAGAAACTATGCGAGATGAAGCTCCAAGAGGGAGCAGATTCTATGCTCAAGAAATGACGAGTATGCCATGGAATGAATATAGGCCAGGTGCTTTAAAGGATTCAATCACGAAAGAAAAAGTATCTAATACCGAATATCTAATCGGTGTAGATGCAGACAAACTAGAAAAAGATTCTAGAAACCCTTCTCACGTTGATTACTCCCCAATGGTACAGAATGGAACTAAACGTGTTTACACATTAGTTCGTAAACATGGAGGGCCATTCGTTTGGGTAGATGAAATGGGAAAGAAACACTTTGCAAGCAAAATTAAGATGCCACCTAGAAAGGCAAATGATTTTGTTGCTAGAGCGGTATCTAGATTTGATGCAAAAGTTAAATAAAGGAGATTAAAAATGGAAGAAAAAGTTGTAAAAACTAAAAAGACTCCTGAACAGAAAGTAGATGTTCAAGCATTTGTTTCACGCAAACTAAACGCTTTAAATCAATTAGGCGGTGCTAAAGCAGAGCGTGCTATGGAGCGTGTACTAAAAGCTACAATGGGAGGGCAAAAATAATGTCTAACTGCAACATTAACAAAATTATTAGTGACAAATTAAGTGTCTCTAAATTAACTAAAACTCAAGAAATTGATATTACTATCATGAGTGATATTGATTCTTGTTTAAAAATCAATACTCGTAAATTTGAAAAGACTACAGGTACTTCTAGTGCTTATACATCACGTACTATCGCACCTGATTTAATCAACGTTTGTGAATCATTCGGATGTAAGAATACAGGTACATTGTTCATCACCTCTAAAGAAACGGATGCAGAAGGTGCAGACGGAAACAAAGTACACACAAGTGGTGCGGTATTTAAAGCATTGAAAAATGCATTAGACTTTGCAGCAGGTGTTGTTTACTACTACGTAAATGTTCCTCAAGCAGGTACTTACACAATCACAACAAAGATTTTGGATGTTTTAGATCATGAAATGACTAATGCAGATGAATACACAACTACTTTAAAAGCAGATAAAGAAGGGTTCTACCCTGTACAGATTGACTTATCTACTGTTCCTACAAAGACATCAGGAAAAGGATGGGAAGCAAGTACATCAGGTGTCCGTTTAAGCATTGAAGTAGCGTTAACAGATAAATCAGCAGATAGTATCTTGATTGGTATTTCTTCAATTTCATTCTTTGAAGAATTTGCAGACTTAGATTCTAACAACGATATTAAAGTAAGTTGCTTATCAGGATTTGATGGTGACGATACTGTAGACCCTGTAGATACAAGTTGCTTTGACGATTCTTATGATGATGATTCTGCTTCTATTGAGCGTTCATTTACAGGTACTCAATTAACATCTAACTACTTAACTATGAACCCATTCATTGGCAAGGGAGATAAATCTCAAGGCTTTATGATGCGTACTCAGGAAGTGGTTATTGAAGCAGATAAAGAACATCCTGAATATGGTTCAATTCATATTGCAGACCACTATGTTGATGAATGTGGATTTATCTATGCAGCATTGAGTGACCAATGCAATATCACAGATTCTACATTGAACCGAATCAACACTCCATTGTTGGCTAACTTAGATGAGTCTCAATACCAAGTATTGAACAGTAAAATCAATCCAAGTTTAGATATTGAAGGTTCAAAGATTTACTTCAACAAAAACTTAGTAGGTAAAACATTGAAGATTTCTTATCCAATGACTGTTGATGTATTGCAACACTATGTAGCAAACAACGATAGCTTAAAGAATAAGAGAGCGAAAGTTACAATCACTCGTTATAGAAGTGATGGAACTGCGGAAGTATTTACTTACCACAATGCAAAAATTACTTCATTCCCAATGGGTATCCCTGATGACGGAGCGTTTGAATTTAGCTTAGCGTTCAAGAAAGATACTCGTGGAAACTGGTATGAAGTTTATGTAGTAAACAAAGCTAACGCTAATTTATAGAAATTGAGAGGCAAATGAGATGGAAGAACAAAAGATTTTAGAACCAACACAGTTAAATGCCATGATTGAAAAGTTAAAAGTAGCTCGTGAGGATGATACTCCTCACGCAGTCTATGGCAATGGTGGTGAAATTGCAGTTGTTGGTGATGCAAATAAGACAGATGTTAAAACAATTGATATTGAAGTGAATTTTAGATTCACTGAAAAAGAAATCGAAGAACATAAAATTGATGTTCCTGAGAATGCTAAAAGAGTAGGGCAATACGTTATGTTCGATAAGAAGTTTGAAAATCTAACATTATCTCCTAGACAAGATATGAAGATGGTAGAAGCTTTAATCGAAGTAAAACCATTGCTATTGGATGCAGAACAAATCCTAGACCCATATAAAGAAAAATTCCAAGAAATCGAGGAATACTATGGCCACAAATTCATTGAAGGAAAAGATGGAATCGTTACAACAGACACAGATGATGAAGAAGTGAGCAAAACTATGGTTCAGATTTATGAAGCGTATATGAATGAAGCAAACGAACAGATTTTCCATTTATACGCTCAATCCTCTACAAATTTAGTTGATGGGCTTTATAAAGTTGTTGCAATTTTCTTAGGATTAGATGAATTTTATGAAGATCACATGATGCAATATTCAGTTTTAACTTGCATGATTAGCCTAATTATCAAATATCCTGAATTATTTAATGAGGTAGAAACAGTTTTTATCAAATAATTGATAAGGGGGATGATAAAAAGGATTCAGTAAAAAAAGCAAAGTCTTATGTTGCAGAACTAAATCTTTATTCAACCATGGCTCATTATGTCGGTAAAATTCTAAAAATACGCCCCAATGAGATATTAGACCATTGGGGCGTTTCTGAATTAGTTGTAGCCTTTGGGTACTACGCAAATCTACAAAGCGATAAAACATGGAATGAAATTAACGAGGCAAATAAAAATTCTAAAAAGAAAATACCTCAGATTGACAGATATGCGGTTCATTTCATGCAGAAAACAGATTTAGCGAAGGAGTCCGAAGATGTCAGTACGTGAAGTCGGTGCTAGGTTAGTCCTTGACATTAAGGATGCCGAAGCAAGAATAAAACAACTTGAAAAAGAGTTAAAAGAAATTGAAAAGGTAAAACTCAAATTTGATGCTAACACCCAAGAATTAGAAAGAATTAAGGCAAGATTAGAAGAAATCAAAAAAGAAAAGGAAGCTTTAGAAAGACAAAAGCTTGCTCTGAAAGTAGATTTGGATAATCTAGCTAATTTCAAGAATCAATTATTGGATATTAAAGATGATATTAGTGAGCTTAAAAAAGAGTTATTAGCCTTGAGTAATAAAAAGCTTTCTATTGATATTGATTTAAAAGCAAATGCTAATGAAATTCATGATGTCATTAATGACATGACACTAGGTGAAAACGATAAAAGCGACAAGCTTAAAGACCTATACAGTGCACGTGAAGCTCTTAAATATGATATGCGAGAGGTTGGCATTGAAATTGATGAAGTACAAAAGAAAATTAACAATCTTAACAAAGAGAAGATAAAGATTGAAGCGAACATCAGTGAATTAAATGATGCTCAAAAATTGGTTGATGAGATTGATGATTCAATCGCAGATTTAGACAAAGAAAAAATAAAATTAGAAGCAGATTCTTCTAAGTTAGAAGATACAAATAAAAAGCTAGACGAAACCATTGAAAAAGAGAATGATGTAAGAAACACAAAAGCGGATATTGAGTCACAAGTTATCGGCTATCAAGATAGCTTGAATAAACTAAACAATCTTCAAAACGCTGCTAAAGCTTTGAAAACTGCTAGTAAGATTACATTTGATGTTGGAAATAAAATGTCAAATCTAGGCTCTAGTATGTTGAACATTGCCAAGAATTTCCAAAACAATCCAATAGGAGATATTGGACGATTCTTAGTACAAGGTGTTGGATATTCTAGTTTGTATAGATTGGTTTCAAGTGCACAAAATGCAATGGGCGAAGCAGTTTCAAGTGGTGTTAAAAGGTACGATACAATCAAAGTTGCGAAAAGAACATTGTCCACTGTAGTAGGTGATGTAGACGATTCTACAACGAAAATCCAAAAGATGATTGATAACCTAGATGAAAGCATTTTGGGCCTGCCAACCACTTTAGATGACGCTCTAAGCCATGTTACGAGATTTACTTCAATCAATCATGATTTAGATAGGTCTCAAAAGCTATTCTCGGCAATTAATGATTCCATTTTGACATTTGGTGGAGATTCTGAGGGAGTAAACAATGCGGTTACTCAGTATTCTCAAATCATGGGTTCTAAAATGGATGCTCGTACATTGAGATCAATGGAAGATGCAGGTATGACACCAGCCTTAACTGCTATTGCAAAGAAATTTAATATGTCATTTGCAGAGTTTAGAGAAGCATTTACAGGTTCAAATCCAACTATTTCATTACAACAATTTGAAGATGCTCTGATTGAATTGGATGAAAAAGGTGGTGGTGGCCTAAATTCGTTGGCAACTATGGTTAAATCATCTGTAGCCACAATTGGTAATGCTTTTGACTTAATCCCTAAGAGATTTAGTAAATCCGAAGAAAAGTGGTTAGGTGCATTAGATGAGGTTTCAACGGAATTAACAGGAGCTACAATTTACGGAAATATCTATAAACTTTCTCAAAAAGTTGAAGGCTTAGGAGATATAGGAGCAAACTTCATTAGAAGCCATAAAAAAGAAATTGGCGAAGGCATAGACTTCATTAAAACGAAGTTCTCTGAATTATTGAGCGTTTTAAAAACGTTTAGTTTCAAAGATTTTGTTGGTGGATTTAAACAAGGATTAGATGATTTCAAAGGAGCAATTGATTTCTTCAAGCCTCTTGTTAGCGGTCTATATAATTTTGCAAAAGATAAAATTACCGAAATGGGAGACGGAAGCTTTTCTAAAGGATTAGGACGTTTCGTATCAGACTACATCCAAATTGGTATTGGATTAAAGTATGCTGGTAAGTTAATGAAACTCGGAAGCGGTGGAATTAGCCTTTTAGGAGATTTAGTAAACATTTCTTCAAAATTCAAAGGAAAAAGTTTCAATATTCCATTCCTAGGAAAATTAGGAAGTAAATTTAGTTCTATTAAAGATGCATTCAAGAGTTCAGATGAGATTACTACTGCGGTAGGCACTCCAAAAACTTTTGATGTAGAAGGATTTAAAAATAAATTATCTTCATTAGCTATCATAGCTGGTGGGGCAGGAACAATTATTCTTTATTGCAAAGCGATAAAGGAAATTGAAAAGAATGTTCCAAATGACATTACAACATTGCCTATGCGATTAACAAATTTGTTCTCTGTAATGGGATTGATGATGGGAGCTAACACACTTAATGCAGCAGTTTCAAAAGCATTAGAGATGAACAATGCATTAACAGGATTGGCAATGATGGTTGGTCAAGGCGGAGCTTTATGGCTATTTGCAAAAGCTATGCAAGAGCTAGATAAGACTATGCCTGATGGATTCGACACATTCAACGATAAGCTATTAGGTTTATTTGAATGTATAGGCTCTATGACACTTATTACAGGTATTCAAGGTGGTGTTGGTGTCCTAACGGGTGGAATCACTACATTGGCCCAAGTGCTAGGAATGATAACGACAACAGGACTAGCTGGTACGTTGATTGCTTGTGCTAAAGCTATGCAAGAAGTCGATAAGAATGTTCCTTCAAACACAAAAGGATTGAAAAATAAAATCCAAGGAATTATGGATGTCATAGATATGTTTGAAGGCGGAGGAACATATTCTTCTTGGTGGAGTCAAGTTATTAAAAGTTCTGAGTCTTTATGGAAAAACATGGAGACTTGGAATATTACTAGGATTCTAAAGAAACTTGTTACTATTGGAGAATCAATTTCAAAAGTGCAAGGAATGAGTATTGATAGTAGTTCTTTCAACGATCAATTCAAAGATATTCAAGAGGTAATCAAGAATATTAATGATTTTGAGTTTCCTACAGTTAGCACATCAAGTGCAACAAACATTGCGGATGCAAACAGTATCGTTAAGAACTATGCAACAATGGCTTCTAGCCTTTCTAAAATGTCTAGTATCAACGGAAGTTCAATTAACGTTGAGAATTGCACAAGCATTTTAAAGAATGTAGCTAGTGTCGTTAGTGAAATGAAGAAGATTGTATTCCCTGATGTTACGAAGAATATTAAATCTAATTTAAACGCTACAAATGCTCAAGAGTTCCTAGATACATTGAAGATTTTGGAACAGATTGTTCCTGAATTTGGAAACTTGCAAGCAACGATTACAAACAATCCTTTACCAAATGCAGAGGATATTAAAAAGACAATCACTAGTATTTCTCAAGCAATTGGATATATTTCTGTAGCTGGTGTTGGAACAGGAAAAGACAAGAATATGTTGTCTTATAACTTGAAACAAATGCCTGATTCTAAGCTATTTAACAACGCACTAAAGGCGATTACAACTTTAGGTGATATAATCCTCAAGTTTGGAACTTTGAACGTCTATTCAACTGATTTCGACTTTGAAACACTGAGAGCCAATATTAAGAGTATTGGAAATGCAGTGAATGAAATGGCAACTAACAAAGGATTAACTGAAAATCTAGAGAATATGGACACAGTTAATAAGACTGTTTCTAAGTTGAAAAAAACGTGTGAAAGCTTAAATTCTATCGTTGGATTAAATCTAGATTTTGTTAAGGTTGGAGAAGTCACAACAGGTATTCAAACATTCCTAAACAACATTAAAGGATTGAAAGTTGGAGAAGCTACTACAGATGTTGTTACAGAAGTAAACTCAATTGTAACTTCCTTCCACAATATGGCAACAACTTTATCAAACATGAAGTCTGAATTTAATACCTCTGGTACAGATATGGCAAATGGAATTATTGAAGGTTTCAAAAGTATTGATATTGAAGGTTCATTTGGAACTAAGATTGATAATGCTAAAGCTTCATTGAAGAAGAAAAGCTTCAAATCAGTAGGTAAGAAGTTTGGAAAAGATGTTGTAAGTGGATTTAGCGAAGGTATCTCTAATATGTCTAGTTCAATCTCTAATCAGATTACTATGATGTATGGATATTCAACACGATTCACAGATTTAGGACAATACTTAGGAAGTGCATTTAAAAATGCGTTCAACAATCAGTCAGGAAATATTAATACAGGTAGTACAACAACTCCTAAAGTAAACACGGGAAATGAATCTAAAGGAAACAATATTAAGTTTGCTAAAGGTGGCCCAGTTTACTTAAAACGAGGTGGACAACCTATTGTTATGAAACCTAGCGGAACAGATACAGTTCCTGCTATGTTAACTCCTGGTGAGTATGTAATGAAACGTAGTGCAGTTAAGAACGCAGGTAAAAGCTTCATGGATAAAGTAAATAACATGGATTTGAAAGGTGCATTCAAAGAATTGTCTACTAGATATGGTTCTCAACTTGGAAGTGTTGTTAATAAGAATGTGACTATCAACAATAATGATAATCGTGTTACGAATAACAGTATTGCTTTCAATGAAGGAAACGAAAGAAGGCAGGCTATCAAAGTAGGTAGATGCTTGAGAGGTTTGGCATAATGACTTGTTATAACTTAAACCCATTAAAAACATACGTTCAGTTTAATGATCTTGTAATAGACAGTGCAGAGGAGATTTCCTCTGCCTCTCTAAAGCAAGATACAAAGACCGCAACGCAAGAATATAGTTACGGGCATGGTAGTTATGTTGCTTTCCAAAAGAATCAACAGTTTCTTACGGAAGGTGACTTGTCCTTAACATTGAATTTTAATTATGAACATTTTCATGATGAAGATAGAAGATTCCTACGTGACTATTTCAATTTGAATTTACTTAAACCTGGAAGGTTATGGGCGATTCAAGATAATAAATTGATTTGGGCATGGGCCTATGTCACGGGATTTAGTGAAGATTACAAAAAATACCAAGGTTATCTATCAATGGATATTGATTTTAAACTTTGGGAAGGTGTATGGCATATTGCAGATACAAAGAAAACATTCTTAGTTCCTTACTCTGTATGTAATATCCTCGATTGTGAGGATTTCAGAGATGCTCAAGAGTGCTTATCATGTTGTGTTACTTGCCCTCCTGATATGGAAACTTGCAATTCGTGTTTATGCGATTGTGGAGACATTACAGAGGAAACATCTTTATGTGTAATGGGAACTAAAGCATTGGAAGATTGTATGAATTGTGGCAATTCATACAAGATTGTCTACGATTGCATCAAAGGTGAACAGATTTTCGGTGATGATTTGATTAAGAATAAAATCTGTAAAAAAGATTATTGTGTTGAGTCAATTGCTGGAAGATTCTACAGTGGAACAGTATTAGATACCGACAAAGTGAAATTGATTCTAGATGGTAAATTTCAAAACCCTGAAATCGAAATTAATGGAAATAAAATGATGATTCTAGGTGAATATGATGGAATTTTAACACTTGATTCAAGTTGGAACTTATACTTTACTGCGGATGGATGTTGTGCATCAGAGGAAGTAGATTTAGATAATCTAGTTATCGAAGATGAATTTGGATTCACAGTACATCATGGAATGAATAGATTAGTTGTCACAGGCTCATGTTGTAAGATGGCTTGTGTATATATAGATGTTGATGAACTTACAAATTAAGGAGGCTTGCAGTGGCAAATGTTAAAAGTTATTGCACTGCTTGTGGAAAGTTAAAAGATAGCAGTGCAGAGTTTATCCAAAATGGTGTCACAGATTCAATCTGTACGTCTTTAGGAAACGATACAGGCTTAAATCCTGAGAATGGCAATAATACGTGTACAGATATGGAAAATGCCAATGATTGCCTTACAAAAGGCTTATATGACATCATAGATGGATTTGATTTGTGTGATTGGAAATTATTCATGAGTCAATACGCTAACAATGATTACAACATGAAAGCAGCTATGATTTGTTGGATGTGTGGATTGCAAGACCAGTTGTATAATCTTCAACTTCAAAATTTGGCAATCGAAACGCAATACACTATTCAACAGTCTACACCTGGATTGAGCGTTGAAATTGACAGACAAGGTAATTTCACATTCAGATATTCAGATTGGATTCACACTAGTGATTACGAGAAAGTGGCGGACGGAGTTATTACAGGAAAAGTAGATTTCTGTATGAAGCCTAACAAAGATAAGAGTGCTACATACAAATTCAACAGTGTTACATTGAAACACTACTCTTATAAAATGACGGGAGTTTCCGCTGGTTCATCTCCAACTGTTTCAATTCGTGTTCCTAACAATAGTGGATCGTTGGCATATCAGAAAATCACAAACGCTTCATTTGAAGAAGATATTAACAAAACAGTGGAATTAAGCATGAGTGGAACAGTAAAAGCTGGAGAAACAACAAATTGGTTGCAATTCCTTTCTATTTATGTTGATTGGCTAGAAGATGATGAAATATCTCTACACACTCGTTTTGTAAATGATAACAAGGTGAATTTTGTTATCTGTAGAGATTAGGAGGTACACATAAATGAATAAAGATGTTTGTTCTGCTTGCGATTCTTTAAAAGCTACGAGCAGTAATTTCATTCAAAAAGGTGTAACAGATGCTATTTGTGCAAATCTTAAAGCAAACCAAGGTTTTGAAAACAAGGGCCACAATAACTGTACAGATATGCACGATATGAACGATTGCTTATTAGGCGGATTGCTAGAAAAGATTGATACATATGATGTTTGCGATACAAAAGAAGCTATCAAAGATTTGGAAAAGAACCTAATCAGTATCATGGATGTAATGATTTGTTCTGATTGTGGGCAATGGGAAGAAATCGAGAAACTATGGGCAGAAATCCAAAAGATTTGGAATGCTATCAGAGCATTACAAAATAAGGTTGGTGGTATCGAAGGCAGTGTTGGTGATATGTACAGTGCGGTTGAAAAGATTCTTACGAACCTTAAAAACAGTGGTGCATGGAAACAAACAGGAGATACTGTATTTGAAGGAAAATTCAATGACGGAAGAAGCATTGCAACAGGTAATATCAATATATTTGGTGGTACTCCTGATGGAAACTCATACATCCGTACTAATAACGGAAGTTCTGAGAATGATTTGGCTGGTGGTGTTTAATGGCATGGCAAAACTTTCATGGAGCTTACGATAACACAGGGCCATATGCAAATGTAGTATTAGGTGGGAATCCAGGCGATACCGCAGACTTTGGATTTCCTCTTGCTACCGCCCATGCTAAAGGGTATGGAAAAGGTATCAACTTTTCAGATGATGGAAACTATGGTGTTACATTCACGTTAGATTTAGTTGGATATGGTGTAACGGATGCTGGTCAATATACAGGTAACGGAAAGTATGTACAGTATGGTGGAAGATACAACTATATTTTGATCATTAGTGTTTCTAACAACAACAAAGCATCATGGAGAGAGATTTACAATCAAGTAATATTCTCTCATGCCGATACATGGTCATTGGCTTATTCATCAGGTTGGGAAACAGTGGCACAAAATAGTCAATGGAGCGGTAAGCTACAACTTCCAACAGATACAACACACGTTAAAGTTGAATTAAGAGGTGAAGATGCTACATTCCCTTACGAAAATATATATTCAATTCAACAGGTTATCCCTGATTTCAGACCATGGGCAGTAAGAAAAGGCGGTATATTCTATTCTTTGGATAGAGCTACAGGATGGTTTAAAAAGAGAGTTAAAGATTCTTGGGTCACTATTGGCAAGTACAGTGCCGATAAAGCAAATAAAGAAAACCAAGGGTCAAGTAGAATTAGAAAAAATGGTAAATGGGTAGGACAAGGCAAAATTGGTAGTTAGGAGTAAACATGATTCCTTACTTTGAAATATTAGAATTTGGAAAAGTTAAGAAAAGATTTAGAGAGGCTTTAAGCACAATCAGCTTTTCAAATGAGTTGATGACAGTACCTGAAATGCAAATCACAATTCCTAACGAATACTACGATTTAATCTCAGGAAGAAAAGAAATGCGAGTAATTATGGATTGTGGAGTTTTCTATGGAATGATTACCGACTATAAACCCTCTGTAAGTGGTTTAAACATATCTCTAACGCACGTAATCAACGAATGGACATATAGACAAGTCCCAACAAATTATGCGGTTAAAAACGCTCTTATAAAGAACGTATACGAAAGCGAAGATATGTATTATTCGACTCAGTGGAAGATGAATTTTGAAACTGAGATTGATAATGAAAAGATTGACTACGTTTATTCTAGACAATCTAAATTGGATGCACTTACTAAAACTTGTGAATTGACACCATCTGTTTATTGGAGAGTTCCATTTACAAATGATAAGCAAGTTGAAATTGGATATTTTGGGAAGAAACAACCTGTTATGCTTTCTAATAAACCAACATTAGGAAGAAACTATAGAATCATTGGCGAACCTACAATGGAAACTGATTTCTCAGATGTTATTAACCTTGCTACAGTCTATGCTAATAAATCTGATAGTGGTATGTCCTCTTTGTCATTAAGAGAAGTATATAACGATAAAAGCTTACAGAATCCTAAGTTTCCCGTAGTTATTTTGAGATCAAACATAAATAACGAGCGTGATTATGAATATGTAGACTTTCCTAAATTAGCTCCTAACAATCAATTGGAGTATTCGATTATTGATACAGAGTCGGTTGGATATGAAAGCGGTGTATTCATTGAAGGAACATTTGCTTTTGATGATTTATCGCCATTTAGTCTAGAGGACATGACAAAAGACTCTAAAGACTATAAATGGGTAATTCCTAAAGAGCAAAGATTTTTGACGGATACAGAGGAAATAAACAATGCTAAAGCCTTATGGCACTCTTTAAAAGACATTTGGAGCAAATCTGCTATTGCTGCTTTATGTGGTTCATGTCATGTTGAATCAACATTAAATCCTAACTTATATCAAATGGGTGATGTTCCTGATTCTCAAAAAGGATTTGGATTGGTTCAATGGACTCCATACACACGAATCACTAATTGGCTTGGTTCTCATGGGTATACAAGCTACACAATGTACGGAAAAGGGGAAGTAGCTAAGTTGATTGAAGAATGGTCGACAAATGCTACAAATGGGCCTTGGATTCCTACTCCTTCATATAACATCACATTTCAACAATGGTCACATATGGAAGCCGATATGAATTACATGGTAATGGCTTTTATGGCAGATTATGAGCGTGGTGATACATCCATTGATTTACAGTATCAAAAACGTATTGAATTTGCTCAACGTATTTACGGTTTAATCCCTGAGTGGGAACAAGATGATAACGGAACTACAACCGATACGGATAAAACACAATCTCGTCCTTGGAACGCTCAGAATTTTATCAACACATGGAATGGTCAATCTATCGACATGGATGGTGTACCGCCTGAGCAACCATATCAATGTGTAGATGTTTGGAAGAAAGCATTACAGACATTAAATTATCCCGACCCTACGAGAGCTATAGGCGGTGATGGATATGCAGATTACATTTGGTATAACAGAGATGAATTAGGCTATTCTCAATACTTTGATTATGTTAGTACACCTCAATTTGGTGATTGGTGCATATTCGGTAGAGGTGGTGACACACCTACATCACACGTTGCAATGTACGTTTCTGATGCTGGTAATGGTAGAGCTAATTTCTTTGGTCAAAACCAACCTTATCCATATTGCAATACGACAACAATCAGTACATCAAATATCATTGGTATTTTCAGAGTAAAGAGTGTTTATGTACAACAGAGCATTGACCCTGAGTCTACAAACGGAACAACTATCATTACTGATAACGATAGAATTTATGCGGCCAAGGTCGTATATGATTGTGCCTGTAGAAAACTAATTAACGCAAGAAGAAAGTTTTCTATCAACACTTCTTGTGAAGCATTGCCTAAAGAAGTAAACGTAGGTGATAGAATCAGATTTATTTATGATCTCAATTTATTGCAATTGGGAAGTTGTAATAGATACATGAAACGTATTCTAAAACAAGACGATTGGTTCTATATCACAAGTCTACAAAGAGAAATAGATAAAACAGGAATTGAAATAGATACATTGACACTAGAGAAATTCCTAAGAACAGATAGAGACGGAAAGAGTGAGTAGTTATGGATATTAGTAAGGCGATAAATATATTAGCTGATAGTGTCTATGATTTGAAAGAAAAAGGAAGATACAATTCCATTCAACGTAGAAACCACACAGTTGATTTTTATGGGTATGAGTTCCCTAGATGGGGATGTTCAAGTTCTAAACCAGCGGTAATAGGAATGTCAATTTCTCAGGATTTGATTTATTATGAGCGTTTTGAGTTTAAACTAGTAATAGATAATTCTACTGCTACAAACTTTAATGTTGAGATTGAAGGAATAGACATGACACCATATTTCAAGCAGCAATTCAACGGAGCGTGGATTACAGGCAATGGACTATGGCCTGGGCAATACTCTAATTTTGATGTTCTTAAAGCTTGTGGGTATCTTTCAGAGGATGAGAGAAATAGAATATTAGACCCAGGATATAAAACAATCAAAGTAACGGGAAATGGTAATTTTGATTGTACGTTAGTAAATTATCTTAAATATAGTCATGTAAACAGATAAGAGGTATCTATGAATAGATATGAACAAAGGATTGAAAACCTATCAAATCATGTAAAACAAAATCCTAGAGATTGGCAGTCTGCCATATCGCTATTGAAATTGAACAGTCAACAAATTGACTTTAAAAGAAAACAAAAACAACAGTCTGCTAGATTGTCTATCAAAGCATACAAAAAGGAGGTTGTGTAGATGGAAAACAAATATAGCACTTCGGGAATTGGAGAAGATATTATCCGTAGTTTTACACAAATTGCAAGTGCAGAACTACATGCTAAAACCTTATTAGAAAAACGTATTTCAGAGGTTGAGAACGGATTAATTAGTGAAGAAGAAATTCCTGATAATTTAGAAAAGATTGAAGCACTAAAGGATGAAATTGATGATTATGCCAATATCAGACGTTCTCAAATGCTTTATCTATACAATTCTTTTGGCGGCAAAGGGGATAGGGAACAGTGGTGTTTAGTTAAACATTTAAGTATGGCTATGTACACTGCATTTGAAGCATATCAAGCTTCGAATAGAGACCCAGAATTATTGAATATTGCTTTGGAGATTAACAAGAAGTTTATTGAAGCTTGTACAAAATTCTTAGGTGTAGAAATTACTTCTTGCGCATCTTGTTTTGCAGACATTATGAAAGCTGGAGGAAAATAATATGCAACCTGTAGTATGTAACAAAGATATGGCAGTGGTATTTCCTTTAAAAGATGGTGATTGCGATTTTTGGCTAGAAATCGTTGATTCTGTAAATGATATTACTAATCCAAGCAGAGACCATGCGTATGTGGATTCAAAAGGATTGTTCTATATCTACAACGGAAAAGAAATTCAAGTAATCAATGACCATGCGAATCTGAAAATCAAATGGGGAAATATGATTGGCGATATTTCTAATCAATTGGATTTAATGGAAATTCTAAATCAATTCGTAAAGACAATTTCTGTAAACGGGACAAACATTGCCAAAGACAACGAAAAAAACATTGCTATTCAAGTGCCTATCACAACTATTAAATTAGATGGAAATACAATTAGTCCTGTTGATTATATTGTCAATCTAGATTTAGCTAGTGTTTATGCAAAGAAAACTGAAATCCCTAAAAATGTATCTGAACTTCAAAATGATGCTGGATATATTAAACAAGAAGTTGTAGATCAATTAGTGCCTATCAAAACAATCAAGGTTAATAACGTAACGATACCACCTGATGAAAACCATGCAGTAAATATCGAAGCAATTCGTTATAAAGTTGGAACTTCCGACCCAAACACGATAAATTGCCCTAACGGATATTTCTACTTTCAGATAGGAGACTAATCCATGGCTTATGTAGGTGGAGGATGGGAATTACTTGCAAGCCATCTGATTTGGACATACAGTGGCAGATGCAATATGTATTTCCAAGTATACGCACGGAGCGAACAAGATGCTATAAATAATAGGTCTACAGTCCATACAAGAACTAGGATTTTAGTTGAAAATAAAACCCCAAGCTATTCAGGTTATCGTGTTGAACAAGATTGGTCAGCTGGTGTTACAGGAGCGCCGGATTACAGTAGCCATGCTACATTAACAGATGGTGGTGCTGGTACGAACAAGGAATATGTTCTACAAAATGGTTCATTTACTGTTGACCATGATTCTAATGGTAATGCATCAAGCAAAGTGCATTATTGGTTTAATGGAACATATGCAGGAGCTATAGGTAGCCCTACAAGCACAAATATAGTAGACATCTCGCTTCCTAATATTGATAGAACTGCACCAAAAGCAACGATTAGCAATATTGGAAGTACATACAATACAATGTACTGTACAATTTCAGTTCCGTTTGAGTCTGAGGAAAACCAATGGAGTCGTGACGGTAAAACATGGACGGATTGGAATAAAGCAATAAAAGCCGATACGCCTTTTGTAGATACATGGACAGGATTAAAGCCGAACACAAAATACACTGGATATTATCGCTTCAAAAGAAAATACAATGGAGTTTGGAGTGAAACAGTCGATTTTACTGCAACCACTAAATATCCTAGTGCGCCTTCAAAAGGAAGTGTTTCTTTAAGCTCGGTAACGTCCAATTCTGCAAAAGTTAGTTGGAGTGGATTCTCATTAGGAGACATGGCCACTGATTATTCTTATCAAACATCTAATGATGAAAAAAAATGGACAGACCAAGGTAAAGCAACAAGCTTAACTCTTAGTGATTTGAAGCCTAATACAAACTATAAATTCTATGTAAGAATGGTCGATAACTATGGTCAACCTTCGTTAGCAGCTAGTACATCATTTACAACATTGAACCCTGAAAAACCAAACGTAGGTGGTATTGAATGTACACGGTTAACACCGTATGGCGGTATGTTTGCTTGGTATGGATTCTCTGTAAATGAAGGAGCAACAATAGATCACTATGAATATTCACTAGACAATTCAAATTGGATTAATGTGGGAACTGATACGCAAATTCATTTAGACAATTTAAGCCCTGAAACAAGTTATACATTATACGTTCGTGTAGTTGATAACTTCGGTTCTAAATCAGATAGTGCTACATGCGATTTTAAAACATTGGTTGACCAATTTAAACTTGCGTACAATACAAATTTGTATCAAACAGAAATTCTAACTAAAGACGGAGTAGACATCTTGGCTAAGAATGGAGTTAACTTGATTGTTGATACAATTGGAAAAGAGCGATTAAGGACTGCCAAGGTTTTCTACAACGACAATGGAGTTATAAAGAAAATAAAAGCAGTTTACTACAACAAAAAAGGTAATATTCAACACTATAAAAGCTATGAAAATTAAATAGGAGGTACATATAATGGGAGTTAGAATACAAGAATTGCCTGAAACAACAGGCATTAACAAGGAAGATTTATTGATCGTTGAAGATGGACAAGGAACTAAAAAAGGTACTGTTCAACAGTTAGATGATTCTTTAGGTGTAAGTAGGCTCAGAGAAGAATTTGAAGCGTTGGGATTATCTGTAGACGAAGAAGGATATATTGTTCAGGAGGTACAAGAATAATGGCAAAACACAGAATTTTAACAGATGAAACAGGAGAAAAAATTGTAAAAGCATTAAATATTATTGCTCAAAACGGAATTTCACATCAATCAATGGATTGGCAGAAGGTAAGAACATTAATTGCAAACGGAGTCGGTGAAAGTGCGTTTGCTATTGGTACGCAGTTAATTGAAAAATGGACAGATACCGCTGATTCAAAAGAATACGATATGCCATGGCAAGTAAACCACTTCGATGATATGACTTTAGAGGACGGAGAAGTAGTCCCTGGAATGTGGTTACAAACGCACTATACTTTGCCTTTTGGTATTCAATTTTCGCATCAGAGAGCGTTTCTAGCGTGTCCTGATGGACTTAGTGCTGGCACTTACAATTTCGATTTTGCTAAGGCATGGGGGGACAATGTTAAGCCAGGAATCAATTACCAATTTACATTGACAAAGCCTGTAGAAAAAGGCGGTAGACTAGCTGGATGCTATGGAGCACCCGACCGAGTACCATCTAATTGGAAAGTTTATTCATATGGTAAAGATGGAATTACATTAAATGAGACGGTAAATGTTACTGTTGGTAGTGGTGGAACAAATCTAGGAACAATCCCATATGACAGTAGAAGTGGAAATTTAAACTCAGTACAAGAATTGGCATATGGATGGAATCGTTGGAAAACATCTGCGTTACGACAATGGCTAAACTCAAGTAAGCCAAAAGGACAGTGGTGGACACCTCAGGATCAATGGGATATTTGTCCTGACCAATTAGCTTATAAAGACGGATTCCTTTGTGGTATGCCTGAGGAAATGCTAAATTGTTTAAAAAAAGTAAAAGTGGTTACTTACACTAACACTGTAAATGATGAAGGTGCAGAGGATATTACATATGATTATGTTACGTTACCTTCACTATCTCAGATGTTCATTAAACCACAAACTAGTGGTGAAGGTGATGTTCACACCTATTGGAAAAGAAGAAGTGGACGTACAACACATTGCGAATGGTGGACAGATTATCCAAATATGGTTGAGTATTCCGTTGCAAATAAAACATCACCTCAGTACGTCCGTTTGCGTTCAGCCAGCCAAGGCTATGCTTGTTTTACGTGGTTTGTGTCCACTAGTGGCAATGTCAACATCAGCTACGCTTCCGATGCGTGTACGTTCGCCCCGCTTGTTTGCATCGCATAAATCTGAAATCGGGGCAGACAACGTACTGCCCCATACAAGGAAAGGAATTATTGAATGGCAACTAATGTAAATGAAAGAAATGTACCTGATACACCGACAAATAAAATGTTGGATTGTTTATGGGAAGCAAGAAACTTGTCTTTGTATACTGTAAAGATTTGTTCAAACACAAACAATTTTCCGTCTGAGTATTATCAGACAATGACGGGTGACATGATTAAGAAGGCAAAAGATATATACAGGCTAGGAAAAAGAGCAAATGCAATCTATGTTCAAGGTAAGACAGGACATGAAAGATGGGAAGAACGCAGTAGATACCAACGTGAAGCCATTTTCCTTTGTATAGATTTATTGTCTGACATAGATGTAGCAAAGACATTATTTAACATTCGTGGAAAACGAGTTAAATATTGGACTAATCAAGTAGTAACAGTAAAGAGAATGTATATCGCATGGCATAATGCAGATAAAGAGCGATATGCAAAATATATCAATTAGTAATTATTAATAAATACTAATACATACGGGATGTAGGTTGATTCTCAGAACGTCCGTTTGCGTTCAGCCAACCAAGGCAATGCTTGTAATACGTGGAATGTGAACACTAGTGGCAATGTCAACAACAACAACGCTTCCGATGCGTGTACGTTCGCCCCGATTGTTTATCAACTTAAACTATATGGTCAACCTTAGATGTTGATACGATTTGATATGTGTAAACAAGGAACCTCATCCCTGCTCATTAGAGCGAACAATACCGCAGAATATACATAAATCAGTGTATTTTGCCACCGATGTTAGAGCCTCTTAAAAAAGATGGTAGCTAACTATGACGGAAGGAAACTATTATTTTGAAAATAAAAGAATATATTACAGACTACGATCAATTGTTTGATTCAATGTTGAAATGTAAGAAAAATGTATCTTGGAAACCAAGTGTTAAATCATTTGTATTAAATGGTGTAGAAAATTGTTTGAAGATGGAAGAACAATTACAGAATGATACATGGATAAACAGAAAACCTAAACCAATTATTGTTACATATCCAAAAAGAAGGGAGTGTTTAAGTATTCCTTTCAGGGATAGAGTTTATCAACGTAGTATTAACGATAATTCATTATATCCTCAAACGACAAAACACTTTGTTTATACAAATATAGCTTGTCAAAAATTCAAAGGAACAAAGAAAGCTATGGATGTAATGAGACAATATCTTCATAGATATTACATCAACAACAAAACAAATGTAGGATATGTTGTATGGATAGATATACATGGATATTATCAAAACATGAGACATAAAGATGTCAATGAATGTTTTTATAAGATGTGTGATTCAGATACTGCTAGTATGTCTCAAGATGTGTTAGATACACAATATTCAGGAGACATTGGATATAATCCAGGTTCTCAAATGGTTCAGATTGCTGGCATAAGCTTATTAAATGAATTAGACCATTTCATCAAAGAAAAATTACATTGCAAAAGTTTCATAAGATATATGGATGATTCCTATTTGATTACAAATGACAAAGAAAAAGCAAGGCAATGGAAGAAAGTAGTTTGTGATAAGTTAATCTTTGTGATAAGTTAATCGAATTAGGGTTTGAACCTAACCCAAAGAAAGCTAAGGTTTTAAGAATAGATAAAGGATTTATGTTTCTTGGATTTAAAGCTACATTATCAAAAACGGGCAAGGTTTATTACAATCTAAGTTCAGAAAATATAAAACATGAAAGGCGAAAATTAAAGAAACAAGTCATTAAAGCCAAGAAAGGTGAAATGACAAAAGAAGAAATTGATGCAAGCCTTCATAGTTGGAAATCACACGCAGAATTAGGAAATACGTACAAATTATTACAAAGAATAGATGCGTATTACGCTAATCTATGGAAGGAGATAAAAGTATGATTATCAAACAATTAGATGTTTCTATCGAAAAACAAGCGGAGGAAGAATATCAAGCTTCACAAGTTCAATCTACAAAAGACGAATTGGTAAATCAAAAGTTTCTAACAGAATACGTTGCTTGTATGGCAGGTATTGAATTACCTGTTGACGAAGAAGAAACGGGGGGAATGACTCATGTACAGGATTTTGAGTAATCAGAAAAGCAGGGTGATTTACGGAAAGTATAGCAAAGATAATTATATTTTCTTAGTAGAACAAGCTTATAAGAAAAAGAAAATCACTAAAGCAGAATATCAAGAGTTGATTGATTTTGAGTAATTTCGAGTATATTCAATATTTATTAGATATTATTGATAAGCAAAATAAAATCATCAAAGAACAAAATGAGATTCTATATATGAATGGAATTGATGTTTTGGATAAAGAGAAAGGGCGATAATGTACGTCCTTTTCTTTTCATTATATAATTGAGATGCCATAAAACAGTACCTCAGAAAATATGAGAGAGAGATGAAATATTTTTGGAGGTGTAAATTTATGAATGTACAAGATTTTTTAACTTTATTACAGACTGCTGCTACTTTAGTTTGTGGTGGATTAGCTTTATATTTTAAATTCAGTACCAAAGCTAAAACTAAAGCAAAAGAAGTTCAAGAAGTTATTGCTAAAATTACTGCCCAAGCAGTTGTTTACATTAAAGAAGCTGAGGACAACTACAAAGATACAACTAATGCTGGTGGTAAAAAATTTGAAGAAGTTGTCGGCAAGCTTTATGATCTAGTACCTGATGCTTTACATGGCATCATCACAAAAGAAATGATTGGTGAAATCGTTCAAAGTACTTTTGATGAAATTGAAGAATACGTTAAGATTCAATTAGACAACGGAATTGATAAAATCAACGTCAAAGGTGAAAAATAGTGGGAAAAGTAATCACTATTGATTTAGAATATGTTTTATGGCTTTTTGGTTTCATTGCTTCCGCTTGGGGAATTGTGAAGATTATTAAAGAAGTAAAGAAACCTAATGACGATTTAAAAGCTAAAGTTCAAAGACACGATGAATTGCTTCACAAAGATAATGAGCGATTGAACTCATTGGAAAAGATTACGTTGAATCAAGAAGGAATCAATAAAAAGCTAAATGAACATACTCGCATTTTATCTGAACATGATAATCGTCTTGATGAAGATAAAGAAAGAAGTAATTTGCTACTTAAGGCAAACATTGCAATCTTGAATGGTTTATTGTCAGATTCCGATAAGGAAAAGTTAGTCGAAACTAGAAATGAAATCCAAGATTTCTTGGTCGAAAAAAATTAGGAGGTATAATTCATGGAAGAAAAAGAAGTAAAATTTGAAGATTTATCAGAAGAAGCTCAATCTGAGTTATCAAATGGAAAAGAAGAAGGTGAAGAAGAATGTCATATTCAAGCTTAACAAATAAATATATTCCTGCTAGTGCAGATAACTATATGCGAGGACGTGGTGGCTATAAAGTATGTAAAATTACACCACACCACATGGCGTGTCAGTGGAGTGCCGAAAGATGCGCTCAATCATTCCAAGTAAGCGGAAGAATGGCTAGTGCAAACTATTGCATTGGTTCAGACGGTACGATTGTTTCGAATGTAGACGAAGAAAACAGAGCATGGACAAGTTCGAACTATTACAACGATTGCCAATCAATTACAATTGAAGTTGCAAATGAAACGTGTGCGCCTAATTGGACTATCTCAACTAAAGCATGGAATGCATTGGTAAATTTATGTGTTGATATTTGTAAGAGATACGGATTTAGATTAAATTACACAGGAAACGCAAATGGAAGTTTGACAGAGCATAGAATGTTTGCAGCAACATCTTGTCCTGGTCCTTATTTACATTCGAAAATGCCTCAATTAGCACAAGAAGTAAATGCTAGATTAGATGGTCAAACTGTAGCACCAAGCGCTCCAAGTACTCCAAACACTCCAAGTGGTGAAAAGTATTCAGTCGGTACACCTATCTGTACAAATACATTAAGCGTTAACTGCTACGGAACTTCTAAAATCTTAAAAGGAGATTGGAATGGTTCAATCGGTAGAGTAATTAAAGGTGCTAAATATCCGTATCGTGTAGATAGAAATGGAGTAGCGATTGGATGGACAAATGATGCAGGTATCGATACAGACCCTCATACACCAGTAGGAACGACGCAATCAAGTAGTGAAGCTATCGACCAAATCTTGCACGAAGGAAGCTATGTTACATCTGTACATATGAAAATCGGCGATCAAGGCTTAAAGAAGATTGGTGATGATTTATGCTGCTACTTATCTCAATTAGGTGGTTGGTTTCCAATTCGTATGGTAGACAAAGTACCTAATTCAGACGGATATAATGACAATGTATTGCATACTACAAATGCAGTTGTCTATGTAACTAGAATCAGAGTTGATGCGGTTAATGTTCAAAAGAATATTGTTAAAATTGGCGGTATTTGGGTTGACCCAACACCACTAACAGAAATCGCATAAAAGAAGCGAAATTGCACATAAAAGTGTCAAAATTGTACAAAATGCGCAAAAATTACAATTAAATATCAAAAAAAGTGTCATAATTTAAAAAATGACACAAATCCTTCAACTATTTTTCGTATACTTAGCCTATGATTAAGTTCATAGGCTCTTTTTTTATGCTATTATTTTCATAACTCGTCTACTAGAGTAGAAGGAGTATCTTAGACCGTATGATGTTTGTACGGTCTTTGCTTTTTTGTGTTAAAATATAAGCACATAGATTAGTAGAGTGCACAATACGACCAATACCTTAATATGGTATAATATCTATGCTTAGGGGAATACAATCGTATTCTTTTTATCTCGTATACCATTTATTAGGTATAAGGAGAAACGAAACTGCTACGCATTTAATTGTGTGGCAGTTTTTGATATGTTATACTAACAAAGGCCAAAACATGAGAAATTCTAAGTGAACCATGTTAGCTTGATGTACAAATCCAAGTTAGGCATATGGATTTATTAGTATTGATCTATAGTCATACCAAGCGTGACTGATTAATATTATTTTTATGCAAGTCGACTACAAAGAAAAATTATTTTCTTACCACTGAATAGAGTACATTCTAGAAGTACTTGAAAGGTGGTTCTTTTTATATAAAATTCATACTGATATGATATAATCATGTTGCTAGGAAAAAGCAGAGTGATAAAGGCCGAAGCTCTCTTTTGTGTAGAGACGATTGCAGACGTGTGATTGTATCTTCACTTTTCTCTTGTAGGCACTAGCATAAACAACAACAAAATGTGACAATTGCTAAAAGCTCCCCTTTTTTAAAGTTGTCACCAAAACGATTCCATACCTAACACATCCAGGTATGGTTTTTGTTTTTTTAACAAATCTTAAAATTTATATGCTATATTATTGATGTGTTCTTCATGGATGGACACAACCCTTTCTAAGATAACTTTATGCAAAAGAGTCTCCTTACCAAGCGGGAGGCTTTTTTGTTTATATATGGTTTTGGCATAATGGCATAAAGTGCGTGGCATAACGTATGGAATATTTTTTTAGGTTCAATTAAATAAAATGTGGCCAAAAATGAGAAAATATGAGAACATAAAATAAACTAGAGGAATAAAAAATAAAGAAAAATAAATAGCTAGAAACATATAAATATCATTCAACAAAAGGAGAATTGCTTTATATAAAGTACGATACATATTATTGGCATGATATTGGCATAAAATAGCCTTGTTTTTCACCTATTTTCACTAGTTTTTTATAAAATTTAAGTGTTATCTAAAGAAAGAGGGAAAAATTACATGGCAGTAAAAAAAGATGAAAAAACAGGTACGTGGTATTACTATGGTTCGTACAAAATGAAGAACGGAAAGTATAGGCAATACAAAAAGCGTGGTTTTCCAAAAAAGAAAGATGCAATAAAAGCAGAGATAATATTCAAAGAGAATGCGAAAGACCCATACAAGAATATCACACTTGAGGAATTGCTTAATATCTATGCAGCATATACAGAAAAGAGAATAAAAGAAAGCACCTATAGAGTTCAGAACAGATTGCTTGAAAGATGGATTGATACTATTGGTGATGTTAATATAAAATCCATTACAACTAACGATATAGAGGTTGCAATGGAATTAATGATTAATAACGTAGGGTATGAAACCGCAAAGAGTTATTTATCTAAAATCAATAAGATGATGCGATTCGCAGTTCGTAAAGGATATTTAGAAACTAATCCTTGTTCCCCAATAGAATTAGCTAAAAATCCAAACGAAAAGAAAACAGAAATGAAGTATTGGACTTTGGAACAATTCAATCTGTTTATTCCTTATATTGAAAATCCTTTGTATCATCTTCTATTCGACAATCAATTTTATATGGGGATGAGAATTGGAGAAACATTGGCTTTGACATGGGAAGATATAGATTTAGAAAACAATACGATTGCAATTAAAAAAACATGGTCAAAAGATTTGCATAAAACCACAACCCCAAAAACTCCAAACAGTTATAGAACAATCACAATGCCCCAGTTCTTATCGGATGAATACAAAGAGTTTAAGGAAATGTTGGATGTTCCTGAAAAATCATTTGTATTCGGTATAGATATACCCGTATGCAATACAACAGTTAGAACGAAGATGAGAGAAGCTATTAAAATCGCAAATGAGAATAATGAAGAACAAATACCTATCATTCGTATACACGATTTAAGACACTCATGTGCTTCATATATGATTGGCAATATGGTAAGAGATGGAAGCTCACATTTTAGCTTGTATGACGTTGCAAAGCGTTTAGGAGACAATCTAAGCACTGTATTAAGTGTTTATGCTCATTGGCTACCTCAAGCAGATAAAGGAATTGCTAAATTAATGGATAAAGATAATGCACTAGATTAATTTCTAGTGCTTTTTTTGTATGTAAAAAGAAAAACACACCCTTTAGCGAGTGTGCCTTCCATGAAATAGAGAGAGATGAAAATACAGTTGCCTATTTACAGGCACTTAAAGTTTATCATGTTTCGTTGCGGACGTTTTGTGCTACCTCTAATTATCAGATGATTATTATTCATCAATTCCTCGTTGCTTTCGTATGGTGTCAACAAACATTATTACTGATTCTATATCGTTATCAGTTAAATCACATACTTTGTCGAATAATTCATTAAGAAGATTATGGCTAGATAATTTATTACATATGGTCTTTAATCGTATGTCTTGTTTGTTTGGTCGTTCTTCAACTTCATATCCAAGAAATACAAGTGGTGATACATTAAAAATTTCTGCCATTTTTTGAATTGTTGATCTTTTCAAATTTTCAACTCTTCCTTTTTCATATTTTGCTATCGCAGATTTCTGAACGCCTAATTTTTCTCCTAATTGTTCTTGTGTCCAATGGTTTTGTATACGTAGCTTTTTAATCATTTCTCCTGTTTCCATTTTCATATACCTTTGTCAAATTATCGTGACCTCCTTATATATTGATTCTAACAAATATGTATCGTGAAATTCAACTTACAGTTTAATAAGTTTCTAAAAAAGACACATTTCATGTTGCAAAAAGATAAAATAGTGATATACTATAAGTGTCTTAAAAAAGACACCTCAAAAAAAGGTGGTGATAAAATGGATAAGAAAAAATTAAAGTCATTAATGGTATTAAATAATGATACAGGCAAAACATTATCTCAGTATTTAGGCATTTCTGAGCAAACTTTTTCCATGAAATTGAATGAAAAGCATGGTAGAAGTTTCACTAAAGATGAGGTGGAAGCAATATCTAATAAATACTCGTTAACGCCTCAAGAAATGGTATCTATTTTTTTTAAACATATAGTGTCTAAAAAAGACGCAATTCAAATTTAACAATTTGCTACACATAAACAGAAAGGAAGGAGATTGAATAAATGAATGAATTATTTAATGTAACTACAAACGGTGACAAATTAACTTTGTCGGCTAGAGAATTGCACAAAGAATTAAACATTGCAGGAAGATTCTCTAGATGGTTTGAGCAAATGTCGGAATATGGATTTGAAGAAAATGTAGATTATACCAGCGTACAAAATTGTACGGAGGTTCAAAACAATGGTGGCATTCAAGTTAGAGAATTACAAGACTACCAAATCACACTAGATATGGCGAAAGAAATTGCTATGCTCCAACGCAATGAAAAAGGAAAAGAAATTCGAAGAAAGTTAATCGAATTAGAAAAGGCTTGGAATAGTCCTGAAAAGGTTATGGCTCGTGCATTAGACATTGCACATAAAACAATTGCTAATCTTCAAATCGAAAATGAAGAAATGAAACCGAAAGCTATCTTTGCAGATGCAGTTGCAACTAGCGATACTTCAATTCTAATTGGCGACTTAGCTAAATTGATTAAACAGAATGGTACAGATATTGGTCAAAAACGATTATTTGAAAGAATGCGAAATGATGGATATTTGATTAAGAAAGGTACTTCAAAAAATATGCCAACTCAAATGGCAATGGAAAAAGGATTGTTTGAAGTTAAAGAACGAACAATAAGCAATCCTGATGGTTCAACAAGAATTACAAGGACAACAAAAGTGACTGGCAAAGGTCAGATTTATTTCATTAATAAATTCAAAAATGCATAAAACGATAAGAAAGGGTGAATAAAATGTCAGAACCAAGTGGAAGATTAAATTCAATTAGTTTAATCCATGAATCAACAGAAACAGAAAACAAAGTGTTAGATCTTCTAATCAAGAACGGATGTTCTAAGGAAGATTTAGTAAACGTATCTTCAATGCTTCAAACCATTTATATGTGTGGATTTGAAGTTGGGAAAAGATGTGTAAAGAAATGAAAGTTCTCTTAGGCTATAGAGACATCATGGAACTTGGTGTTTCTAAAAAGACTGCATACAAGATGTTGAATCTTATATGCGAATCGGAGGCTTACAAAAAGTCCAATCTATCCAAAGTTATAGATACAAAGAAAGTTCCAACAAAGTTATTTATCAGGATGTTTCCTGAGTTCAAAGAAAGGTGTGAACAACATGATGAATGTAGATGATTTAAGAGAGTTAGATGACAACAGATACATTGATGAAGATGAGGAGGAAGAACAAGATGAGTACAGTTACGAAGATTACTGCTACGACTTCTGCAAAGCAGAAAGAGACGAAGAAGCCTGGTTCTAAATCAACCGCAAAGAAGAAAGCAGTTGAATTAGGTGATTGTATCACGCTTCCTTCTTTTGCTAATAACGAGTACGAAACTCAATATTCTATGCTCGTTAGAAGTCAAAAACAAACGCACATGGTTAATCGTGCTGCTAAATTCAATTACATTTGTTCTCTTATTTGTTTCTTGGTTTCTTTGGCTTTCATTGTGATAGCTAATTGGTACATAAGAGGTTTGTAAAATGACTCAAACAGAAAGAGTCATAAAGCACCTAAAGGAATATGGTTCTATCACTCCTTTAGAAGCTATCAGAGAATACGGAATCACTCGTTTGGGTGCAAGAATTTGGGATTTAAGAGATTTGGGATATGACATTGAAACTCAAACAGAAACTTCAAAAAATAGGTTTGGAGAGAAAACATCATATGCCAAGTACGTATTAAAAGGAGATGTGAAAAATGAATCTGTATCAAGACACTGAAAAGTTTAGTGTTGAAAAATACGGAAGCCATGAAGAATGGTTAAAAAAACGTGGACGTGGAATCGGCGGTTCGGATGCAGCTTGTTTCATGGATTTGAATCCATGGAAAACATTAAATCAGTTGTGGCACGATAAGAAATTCGGTTCACAACAAATCACAAATGATGCTATTGAATATGGGAATACCGCAGAACCATGTTTAAGAACATTATTTCAGGCGAAACATCCTGAATTAGATGTTCAATACATGGATAACGTTACGTTGGTATCTAAGGAACATGAGTTCTTGAGATACAGTCCTGATGGACTAATTTACAACAAGGAAACAGGAGAACGTGGAATCTTAGAAATCAAAACATCCAAGATAATCAATTCGCAGAGTTTGCAGAAATGGGGAAGTAAAGGAAACGAAACAGTTCCTGATAACTATTATTGCCAAACATTAGAGGGATTGATTGTTACGGATTTTGACTTTGTTATTTATTGTGCAGAACTAAGGTTTGCAGATGGTGATGCACGAATCATTGAGCGTTCATATCGTAAGGAAGAAGCTTTAGACAGTATGAGCGATCTAAAACAAGCAATGATAGAAAAATGGGATAGGTACTTCATAGGTGATGTAGAACCGCCTATCACATTGTCTATATAGAAAAAGAGGAGATGGAAATATGGAATTTAATTTAGAGGTACGTGCACAAAATGGAAAAGTGTACACAAATGCAAGTGATTTATTACCAGCAATTCAAGAAGGATTGAAAGCTTACGATTACGTAGTAGATGAAAACAACTACAAGCAAGCTAAAACAGACAGAGCTTCACTTAACAATTTAGTGAAAGTTGTATCTGATAAGCGAAAACAAGTTGAGAATGATGTCTTTGCTCAGTGGCTACAGGATAAAAAAGACATCATGGCAGTAGAGAAAACAATCAAAGCTGCTTCAGACAAATTAGGTAACGGAATCAATAATATTGATAATGCAGAGAAAGAATTGAAGCGTAATCAGATTAAAGAGTTATGGGAAAGCATGACGAACAACAAATATCCATTTGAACTGGTTTTTGAAGAAAGATATTTGAATAAGTCTGTTAAGCCTAAAGAAATTGAAGAATCGTTGAATAACAAGTTCTTGAAAGCCGAAGAACAATTATCTTTTATCGAAGCTTCATTGCCTGAGGATGAATTACAGGCAGAACAAGTTATCCAATTATTCTGTAAGACTTTGGATTTAAGCAAAGCTACGGAACGTATCAACGAAATCAAGGCAGCTAAAGCAAAACTTCAAGAAAAAGTAAATGCTCAGATTGAACAATCTAAACAAGCACAAATGGAAAGAGCAAATGCAGTACCTACACAAGCTCCGTTTGAAACCCCTCAGGCTCAAAATCAGACAGAGCCAAGAAGATATTGTGTATTTAGATTTGAAGGCTCTATGAGCGAATTACAGGCTTTTAATCCGATTTTAAATAAGTTCATTCGTGAACATAACGTAAAAGTGACAATTGTAGAAAAAGGAGAATGTTAATTATGTTACAAAACAATATTGCAAAGAAAAACGATAATCAATTGGTAGAATTTTCTGCCAACGGAGAAAAAGTTAAATTATCTCCAGCTATCGTAAGAAATTACTTAGTAAATGGAAATGGTCAAATTACAGACCAAGAAGTTGTGTATTTCATTAATTTGTGTAAATCGCAAGGCTTGAATCCATTCATTAAAGACTGCTACTTAATCAAGTATGGAAACACTTCACCAGCTCAAATGGTAGTTTCAAAAGATGTTTTCTTGAAACGTGCCGAAAGAAATTCAGAGTTTGATGGTTTAGATGCTGGAATTATCGTAATTAATAACGAAAGCGGTGAACTTACATACCGTAAAGGTGCTTTCTATCTTAAAGACAGAGAAGAAGTTGTTGGTGGATGGGCAGATGTGTTTAGAAAGAACATTTCTCATCCAACACACATTGAAGTATCAGTTGAAGAATACGCAGGAAAAACTAAGGATGGAAAACTTAACTCACAATGGGCGTCTAAAATGGGCACAATGGTTCGTAAAGTCGCCATTACTCAAGCGTTGAGAGAAACATTCCCTAACGATTTCCAACAGATGTATTCAGAGGAAGAAATGAATGTGGATATGAAATTGGATGAAACTCCAATCCAACAACCTACAAACATTGTTGAGCAAGCACCTGTACAACCACAAACATATTCGCAACCCGAAGAACCACAAGGGTTACAACCCGAAGGTGTAAGTCTTGTATAAATCAAAACGTAGCCAAGCTACAGATATTCCTAAATCAGTTAAAGATACTGTATGGGAAAGAGACGGGAGAATGTGTATCTTTTGCGGTTCTCCCTTCGCATTTCCTGAGGCACACATTTGTTCAAGAGCACAAGGCGGACTTGGGGTAGAAAAAAACATTATTACGGTATGTAGAAGATGTCACAATCTTTTAGACCAGAGTCCAAAGAGAGAGAAAATGTTAGGAATTGCCAAAAGATATTTAGAACGCATCTACGGACATATTGATGAATCAGAGGTGAAATATAATGCTAAGCCAAAATGAACTGTTATTTAAATACAACCCATTCAAAATCAAGCATTGGAAAGATGATGAAATTCAAGAACAACTTTCAATCTTAGTTGATGCTTATATTTCAGATACAGAAACAGTAATGGAAATGGCATTAAATGTAGAAAACCTTGCGAATCAAATGTTCTTAATTGGTGAAATGATGGCTAGATTACAGGAACAATCGAACATTCTTAAAGCAGATATTGAAAATAAAATGACAAATGCTATCTATGTAGAACGCAGCACATGGGAACGTGAGCATGACGGAAAAGCTCCTAGTATTAAATACTTTGAAGCATTAGCTTGTCAAAAAGTAGCTGATGAAAGAACTAAGCTTGCAAAAGTCGATTCTGATTTAAAGCGTTTCAAAACTGCTTATGAAAGTATCGAAGCCAAGATGAATGCGACCAAGAAAAAAATCGAGGTCACTAAGTTTGAAATCGGAGGTGCATAAGATGATTTTAGGCATTGACCCAGCAAATGAATACAGTGCATTTGTTGTAGTTGAGAATGATTTATCGGCAGTTGTAGATAAAGGGAAAATTCCTAACAAAGAATTGCAAGATAAAATCTCAAATTGGAAAGCAGAGAATTATCCAATTGATTATGTGGCGATTGAAGGAATACAAAGTTTCGGTATGCCTGTAGGTCAAACAACATTTGAAACTTGTTACTTTATAGGGCGCTTATTAGAGCAATTTGAAGCTTTCGACATAGAACCCGCATTAATATACCGAAGTGAAGAAAAAATGCTTCTATGCCACTCTATGAAAGCGACAGACGCAACTATTAGACAAGCGTTAATTGATTTGTTCGCTAAAGACACTCCAAACAAAGGAAAAGGTACAAAAAAAGAGCCTGGTTATTTCTATGGATTTAAAGCCGACATTTGGAGTGCTATGTGTATCGCCTATGTATTTCATACAAAGTACATAGGTACAGAATGTTAGGAGGTGTGAAGTATGGCGAAGATTAGAGTAAATAACGCTAAAGGATTTACAGTGATGAGTAATTATCACTTTCAAGATAAAGAAATCTCACTAAAAGCAAAAGGACTTCTTGGCTTGATGCTTTCTTTACCTAGTAATTGGGATTATTCAGTAAATGGATTAGTTGCAATCGTAAAAGAAAATAAAGCAGCAGTTCAAACCGCACTAAAAGAACTTGAAGAACACAAATATTTAAAGCGTACTAGAGTTCAAGACGAGACAGGAAGATTTGACTATATCTACGATATTTACGAGAAACCGTATGACAAATTACCGTGTACGGAAAATCGGTGCACGGATATTCAATGCACGGAAGTTCGGTGCACGGAAAATCAACCACAAATAAATACTAATAAACAAAGTACTAATAAACAAAATACTAAAGAATTAAATACTAATGAATATAAAGAAAAAAATATAAAAAAAGAAACAGTTAATTCTGTTATTGCAGAGTATACAGAAAACAAAGATTTGCAAGATAAAATCTCAAATTGGAAAGCAGAGAATTATCCAATTGATTATGTGGCGATTGAAGGAATACAAAGTTTCGGTATGCCTGTAGGTCAAACAACATTTGAAACTTGTTACTTTATAGGGCGCTTATTAGAGCAATTTGAAGCTTTCGACATAGAACCCGCATTAATATACCGAAGTGAAGAAAAAATGCTTCTATGCCACTCTATGAAAGCGACAGACGCAACTATTAGACAAGCGTTAATTGATTTGTTCGCTAAAGACACTCCAAACAAAGGAAAAGGTACAAAAAAAGAGCCTGGTTATTTCTATGGATTTAAAGCCGACATTTGGAGTGCTATGTGTATCGCCTATGTATTTCATACAAAGTACATAGGTACAGAATGTTAGGAGGTGTTAAGAGTGAAATACACGATTTTAGGTTTTAACCAAGAAAAAGCTCTTGAGTTAGGATTTGATGTTGATGATTTGTTAATTATTAGATGGTTCGTTGATTTTTACAGTAGCTCTAAAATGATAAAAATGAATGTCGGTGATAAAACATACGCATGGGTTAATTACTCTAGAGTTATTGAAGATATACCTATCTTGAATATGAAGAAAGACACGTTATCTAGACGCATGAAAAAGATATGTGAAACAGGAATCATGAAACATGAAACTCTTAAACAAGGTGGAACGTTCTCTTTATACAAACTAACAGATAAGTACAATCAATTAATCAGTACGGACAAAAAAACTGAGGGTACGGACAAAAAAACTGAGGGTACGGAAAAAATTCCCGAAGGGTACGGAAAAAATTCCCAACCCGTTACAGATAAAAATCCCGAACAAAATATTAATCTATTAAATAACAATTCTATTAAAGATATTAATACTTATAGTACCAAAGAAGAATTACTACATCCCAAAAATAAAGATGTAGAAAAAAATAACAAAAAAGAAAGTGTTAATTCTGTTATTGCAGAGTATACAGAAAACAAAGATTTGCAAGATGCATTGCATGGTTTTGTTGAAATGAGAAATAAAGCAAGAAAGCCTTTGACTGTTAGAGCAATGAAGTTATCTTTAAATGAATTAGATAAATTGGCATTAGGTGATGTTACCAAGATTGCTATTGTAAATCAGAGCATCATGCACAATTGGTTAACATTCTACAAGTTGCAGAACAATAACAATGGCGGCCAAAGACAATTGACGAGAAAAGAAAAGGGGTATGCATTTTGACATTAGAAGAAACTGAAAGAATCTTACAAGTGCTAAGAATCAATTATCCTATGACTTACAAACATATGACTCAAGAAGATACACAAGCCTATTTAAAACTTTGGCAAGTGTCTTTCAAGGATTATGAATACTTGGTTGTAGCAAATGCAGTTAATCAAATCATTCAAAGTGATACAAGAGAGTTTGCTCCAAATGTAGCACAAGTAAAAGCACGAATCAGTAAAACTGCTATTGGAAAAACTAAAGAGTGTGGAGAGGCTTGGGAAATCGTTTTAAGGAACGCAAAGTGTGACCCTCATACTAGTAAGGTAAACTACGATAAACTGCCTAGAAACATTCAGAAAGCACTCGGAGGGAGCTATCTGTTAAGAGATATTGCGTGGAGTAATAAAAAAGACTTGCAATATTACCGAGATAGATTTTTGCAAGCGTATAAAGAGATTTGTGAAGAAGAAGTACAGTTATTAAATTCAGGTCAAATCAGTTTGGAAATGTATCAACAACACGATCGATTGCCTGCACCTCCAAAAAAGGAGGAAGGAATGAAGATGTTGGGAGATTTGATGAATAACCGCAATTAGAGGTTGAAAATTAAAAACAAAAGGAGGTATGAGCTATGAAAATCGTCAAAGCATTAAAAATGAGAATTTATCCAAACAAAGAACAGGCTTTGAAAATTGACAAAACTATTGGCTCATGCCGATATGTTTATAATCACATGCTAGCTCGTAATAAGAAGGTATATGAACGTCGTAATGAACATCTATCATATTATGACATGCAAAACCTTTTACCATGCATGAAAGAATATCTTCCATGGTTGAAAGAATCGGATTCGCAAGCTTTGAAGTACGCCTGTCGTCAAGTCAATAAAGCTTTTGATGGGTTCTTTAAGAAGAAAACCAACTTTCCAAAGTTCCACAGCAAACGAACAAGCAAACAGTCTTATACTACAACAAAGAAAACTAGTATTGACTATGATGCAAAGAATCGTAGAGTTAAGATTCCTTTCCTTGGATGGATGCGATGTTCAGATAATCGTATTCTAAAAGATTGCGAGTTTAAGATGGCTACGGTGTCAAAAAAGAATGGAAAGTATTATGTTTCTATTACGTACATCATTGAAAAAGATGTAGTCCCTGTACCCGTGAGTGAAAACCAAGCTCTAGGTCTAGATTACAAATCAGATGGACTGTATGTAGACAGTAATGGCAATATAGCCGATATGCCACACTGGTTTCGACTTGCTCAAAGTAAATTGAAGAAAGAGCAGCGAAAGCTAAGAAACAAGCATGGAAGCAAAAAAGGAGAAACCAAGTCTCATAACTATTCAAAGCAGCTTCAGAAAGTCAACAATCTGCATGAGCACATTGCTAATCAAAGACTTGATTATCTGCAAAAACTGAGCACACATCTTGCAGATACGTATGATGTCATACTGATTGAAGACTTGGATATGAAAGCAATTGCTAACAAAGGTTTCGGCAATGGCAAGGCTACTCTTGATAATGGATGGGGTATGTTCACCACAATGCTTGACTATAAAATGGCAGAACGGTGCAAATACCTACAAAAAGTAGATAAATGGTATCCATCCTCACAGACATGCAGCGTTTGCGGATGTATAAACTCTGAAACAAAAGACTTAAGCATTCGTAAATGGACATGTCCACACTGTGGTGCAGAGCATGATCGAGATATTAATGCAGCCTTGAATATCAAACAAGAAGGGCTTCGCCTTTTGAACGAAGCTGGCTAGTCCATAAAAAATTGTACGGTGAGGTGCATCGAAACAGTAAAACAAACGCATGTGGAGACAGGAACTTCGGGCATACAGTTTGTACAGTGTATGTAGATGTCTGTCGAAGAAGCATGAACCACAAGAATGGGTTGGAAATCAGTTTTGGCTGGCACTGGTGAAAGCAGTGTTTTCAACCTCAGATTGCGGATAGCCGATTTGATGAACGGATAAAAAGAGGAGGGGTAGCAAGTGCAATATTATATGTTGGATAAAAACGATATATCAGTTGTACGTGGAATCGTAACCGCAAAAGATGTAATGAATGAATTGGGTATTACAAACGCTCAATTCCATAAGATGTTGAGAAACGAGGAAACGTATAAAGGATGTATTCTTCTTCCTATTGAAACGGATGAGGAAGAAAGAAGAAAAGTGACAAGTGAAGATGTGGAACAATTCCAATTACTCGGCGAAAGTAAAACAGGAATCAGATATTACATTACAAGTTATTTAAGAGTTGTTTCTGTTGATTTAAAAGGAAATCAAAAGGAAATGAAATCTAAAAAGGAAACGGAATCAATTTACAGAGTTGTAGTGAACTTTAAAGAAGGGAAACGATACTTGAATGTATTGTTTGAAGCCTACAAAGCTTTTGTTGGGGAAATAGAAAAGAATGATTCTATCGTTTGGGACGGCGAAATGAAAATCGAAAACCTAAGAGTTATCAAACTAGCTCAGATTCAGGGGTTGAGAAACAAGAAGAAAGTGAGAATAGGCGATACAGTCTATAGCTCAATTGCCGAGTGTGCTAGAAAGAATTTCATTTCTAAATCACATATGTATCAGATGATAGAAGGAATCAGACCTAATTCAATAGGTGTTGAATTTGTATAAAGGAGTTGAAAAGAAATGAACAGAGTTATTTTATCAGGCGAAATCGGTAGTGATATCACTTTAAAGAAAACTGCTACAGGACAAAGCCTATGTAACTTCTCGATTGAAGTTAAAGAAAAAGGGAAGGACGGACAAGAACGTAAATATTTCTTCGATTGCACTGCGTGGGGAGAAAATGCAGAACATATTAATCAATATGGATTTAGAGGACAACACATTGCAGTTGATGGAAAGCTTCAAAAAAGCTCATACACGAACAAAGAGAATCAGAAAGTGTATAAGACTAGCGTGTATGTAATGGACGTAGAATTAGCTTTAAACAATGCGACAATGCCACAAACACAAGCTTATCAACAACAAGCAAGTCAACAGACATATCAACAATCGTGTCAACCTCAACAACAGATGCAGCAACCTCAAACAGTTCCATTTACAAATCAAGTAAATTATCAGTCTTATCCAGAACATTATGATAATGACGAAGGGATGCCATTCTAGATGATTGCGAAAAGATATGATGATGAACTTATGTACAGTGTTCAAAAGTGTGATGATGATAGTTCTAACAAATACAAATACTGTACGAGAGATGGAAAACTAGCTTTTAAAAAGCCTGGTAAAGACTTTCTTGGGGTAACAAAGCAGAACTACAAGAATGTGTATGTTATCAATGGAAAAATTTATATTGGAGAATATGTTGATGGTGGTGACGATAGATGAATGACATCAAAAAATTTAATGGGCTTAATGTAAGTAGTAAATTTGCAATTTGTGGATTACCAATAAGAATTGATTCTTATAAAACGTGCTCATTTGGGTGCAAATATTGTTTCGCAGAAAACAGAAAGATAATGCAATATGGAAAAGAGATACAAGTTGCGAATGTTACTCAAGTTAAAAACAAGCTCAAAAAAGTTTTTGATGATAAGAACGTTGATGATACGAATTTTTTAGAAACATTAATAAGCAATGGAATTACATGGCATTGGGGGGGATGAGCGACCCATTTCAACCGTGCGAGAAAAATCTTAAAATCACAAAACAATTGCTTGATGTAACAAATAAATATGGAATACACGTATTATTTTCGACAAAAAGCGACACTGTTTATGATTGTGACATAAGACCGGATTTGCACGCATTTCAATTAAGCATCACTAACGTTGAAAACCATACCAACATTGAGCCAAATGTTCCAAGTATTGAGAATAGGTACAAATTTTACAGAGAATTGAAAAACAGAGGGTTTAAAGTCGGCATTAGAATACAACCATTTATCCCTGGCGTCTCAAACTTGAAAATTGTAGAAATGTTTAAAGATGCAGATAACTTTACGTTGGAGGGAATTAAAATAGTTCCACAAAACGAGCAATGTAAAAAATTCATTCTAAATGAGTTGAATTTAGAAAAAAAAGACTTCACACAAATGGGACTTCTAAATTTGAAACCTTCAATCAGATTAGAAATGTATAAACCATTCATAGAATATTTTCAAGATCATGGCATACCGTTTTCTATCGCAGATAATGACTTACACTACATTGGAACGAATAAATGTTGTTGTGGGGATAGGCTAGTAAATAAAAGCACAACTTTTAATAACACTGCAATGATAAAGAGATATGGTAATGAATATGCTAAAGAGCAACTTGATGAAGAAATATTTGATTGTGGTGTCAGGGATTGCAAATGTAACCAATTATTTACATCAAATAGGCAAGAGGGATGTATTAGTGTACAAGATTTTTACGATAAAAGATTTTATAGGAAATCAAGTCCGTTTTCTCCCATGTTTCAATTTGATGAAGATGAAACACATAGTAAAGAAAAGAGTATTAACAAGAATGTTTTCACATATAACAATAAAAAGTATGAACAAGAAACATTGTTTTAAATAGGAGTAAAAGAAGATGAAAGTACATTGTTTATTTGAACAATCAGGAACATTCAAGAATGAGTTCAGAAAGCTAGGAATCAATGCTTATGACTACGACATTCAAAATGAGTTCAATCAAACTGATTATGTTATTGATTTGTTCAAAGAGATTCGGGGGGGGGGTATCATAACGAACCTTCCATATTTGACGGGATAAAGAAAGACGATTTAATCATTGCTTTCTTTCCTTGTACAAGGTTTGAAGCAAAAGTTCCTCTTTGGTTTAGAGGACAAGCCCAGCAACAGAAAAATTGGGATGATATAAAGAAATTAGAATATAGCATGAAGCTGCATGATGAACTACATGAGTTATATGAATTAATCAGTATGTTAGTTGTTGTAGCAGAAAAAAGAGGATTGCAGATGATTATTGAAAATCCATATACGCAACCTCATTACTTAACAAGTTATTGGTGCATAAAGCCTTCTATGATTGATAAAAATAGAAGAATGGACGGAGATTATTTTGAGAAGCCGACTCAATATTGGTTCATTAATTGTGAAGTACAAAACAACTTAGATTTTGAGCCTATTGAATTTGTACCTAAGAAAGTAATTTCTAAGGTCAAAAAAGGTGAATACAGTGTGCAAACACAAAGAAGTATGATTCATCCACAATATGCACGAAGATTTATTAAACAATTTGTTTTAAAGGAGTAAAAACATGGCAAAATATTTATTTAAGGCGAATATATTCGCTAAATTATCAGAAATCGTAGAAGCTGATTCAGAAAAAGAAGTTATGGATAAGATTAGAAAACAAGAATCTTTTGAAATTAATCAAGAAGTTTTGAACCTTTATCCATCATCAATTGAGATTAGAAAAATCAAAGAAAAAAAGGAGAAAAACAACATGGAATTAAAAGAAACAGTAGAGTTAATGAACTCTGAGGATTACAAAGAAAGATTTATTGCAGAATATCACCAAGTAAAAATCAGATATGAGAAATTGAAGAATTTCTGTAACAAAATTGAAGTAGAAGAAATGTTAGGCAAAGAAGTAACTAAGCATGATTGCCCACTTGAATTATTAAGAGAGCAACAAAAATACATGGGATTGTATTTATCAGTTCTTGAAAAAAGAGCATTGATTGAAAACATTGTGCTATAAAAGGAGAACCAAATGACAAGTACAGAATTAATTAAAGATATGCTTGAAAGACAGAAAGCATATGATGCGGAAGTATTTTAGAAACATAATGTTGACTATGTTTCTAAAACTCAACTAGAAAGTGCATTGTTTGATGAATTAGGCGAATTGATGCACGCTCAGAAATCAGATTGGTGTTGGTGGAAATTTACGCAAGAACCAACAGACAAGGCCAAGGTATTTGAAGAATACGCAGATGTCCTTCATTTCGCTTTAATGTACGAAATCAAGTTTGGTACAGGATGTTATCAAGACGAGGACAGGCATATGCGTTTAGTTGTGTAATCAGTTTAACACGAGATGATAACGTATTAGCTTACGTAATCGCATTAGGATTGCATTTAGGATATTCGTTTGGTGAAATCTATAACGAATATATTCGCAAGAATGAGATCAATAAAGAAAGATTAGCGAAGGGGTACTAGGTATGTGGATTAGAAGTCAAGATAGAAAAGCATTATTAAATGTAAATCAAGTATTAATTAGTCCAAGTGTAGATGGAAGCATACATTACATAAACGATTCTTTAGGAGAAGAAAGTAATGTATTAGGTGTTTATTCAACCGAAGAAAAAGCTCTGAAAGAGAACGGATTATATGAAGCATATGACGATATGGTATTAATTAAACAGGCTTTAATCGAGAGAGATAGAAAATATACGGGTTGAAGCATCATAACAGAAATTTAGAGGATAAATTAGGAAGGATAGGAGGTTATCATTATGGAAATCCTAAACAATAACATTTATTGGTGTGATTTGCCAAAATATAGTAATACAATTCTTTATAAGAGGAGACCTTGTATCGTTATTTCAAACGATGTTCAGAATAAAGGGAGTAAAACAGTAAATGTAATTCCAATTACTAGCAATTTAAAAAGAACAGATTTGCCATGCCATGTAATGATTGATACAGGACATGAGTACGGAATGGCAAAGGCAGAGCAAATTTTAACAATCAATAGAGAAAATGTTAAGTGGCATATCAAGCAATTAGATTGGCAAGAAGCAAAAGAAGTAAAATGTGCATTATTAACTCAGATGGGAATTATTTAAGGATTGTATAATGCCTAAAAGAGATACAGAATACGAGCACTTTAAAGAAACCTGCGGAGGATGGTTTAACTACCATGGCAATATTGGTCTAAGAGCAGGTGACGTAGCTATGGCTGCTTTATTTGATGAAGCTGAATTAGTGCAAATTGTATTGACCAAACCTTACACTTTTAATAGGTGGTGGTGTAAGATCGTTGGTTTCAATAGTGATGGAATTGAATATCTAGTTGACAGAACAATGATATTTCAGATTTTGATTGATAAAGACTACAATTTGCGAAGAAAAAGAAGAAAAACTTCTTAAAATCAATTTAAACACATCTAGAAGTGATTCTAACAAGCAAAACAGATTGAGATGAGTATTTGTTAGGGTAAATAAAGAAAAGGCTAAAAACACGTTTAAAACGATAAATATGTTTATAGCCTTTTTTATTATGCAAAAGGATTTAAAAATTTATTAAATTAATTATTTACATAGGTATCATGGTATGATATACTATGTGTGTAAAGAAAAGTACTTAGGTACTTAGGAGGGCATAACATGAAGCAAGTACATATTGGGTATCACAGTTTTACAAATTCAGGAATCGTAGAAGCAGTAGCAAACGTATTATATAAAGACGATTTCAATGTTGAATTATTTGGTGTGGATTTATGGGCAGATGAACTGCCTAACAATTATCAGATTGTCGATTATGGGTCAAGAGAAACAATGCTAGTTTGCGAAGATGGCGAAATCATTGATGATGCAGACGAAATCGCAGAATGGGAAGAAAAGAACTGTTATTAAGCAATAGAAAGTAGGAGGAAAAGAAAATGACTAAGGAACAATGGGAAAAAGAACATGGCTATGTTTACGGACATAACGGAAGGTATTGTGATAATCCTGAATATTTAGGAAAATACGTGGAATATTACAGAAATAACGTCCACGAAACCACTATCGAAACCGATAAAGTTGAAGCAGAGGACGAAGAAGCTATTTTTGTTCGAGGTATTTGGCAGCCGAAGTCAAATATCATTGATGTTATGGAATAGAGGGGGTGTAAACTATGGCAAAAAGCAGTGAAGCAAGATTAAGAGCAAACAATAAGTATGCTAAAAAGAACGTAAGTCAAATTTGCTTGAAATACGTTACAAAGAACAATAAAGAGATTCTAGAAAAGTTAAATTCAGTGCCAAGCAAGGCAGATTACGTAAGACAATTGATCTTGCAAGATTTAGAAAGAGAAAAGAAAGAGGCTAACAACAAATAGCCTTTTTTTATCGTATTTTTTTAACACGTCCGCACTTAAAAATGGTATAATATATGTAGTTAGGAAGTACCTAAAAAGACCAAATATTGCCACTTTCTAACGAGACATTTTTTTACTTCTACTTACTCAGAATTGAGTGCCTCGGGGAGACCTGAGGATATTATAACGGTGTAAGTGCAATATTGGAGAAAGGGAAAAGATGGAAATTACAGAGGTACGAACTAGAGAGGATATGATTAATAATTTAAAGGCCCATGGCAATTACAGTAAGTTTAAGCAAATCATGCGTGCTTCAAGAAGAACTTACAGTGAACGCATGGCAAATTATAAAATATCAAAGTCAAAAGAGAATGCCTCTGATATAAAAGTTGAGTGGAAATTAATTGAAGGTTTTGACGGAATATACTCTGTAAGCAATTATGGGGAAGTAAGAAATAACAAAACTGGTAAATTAATGAAGCCAAGAAAGAACGAAAAAGGATATTTGCGTGTAGGGTTGACAACCAACGGAAAACAAAAATGTATGAGGGTACATAGATTGGTTGCACAAGCTTT